ATGACAAGGGGCCCCGCCGAGGAAGCTGCCCGCCGGATCGAGGAGGCGCAACGCGAATATCTCGAACGGGTAGAAACGGCCCAACGGGAATTCACCGAGGTGGCGGAACGCGCGAAGCGGCAGATGGAAGAAGCCGAGTCGACCTTCCATGAGCAGGAGGCAGCGGCGCGTGCCCGGTTCGAGGCGGCGAGAGAGGAAGCTCTCCGGGGATTTGAGGGAGGGAGCGGCTGAGTCATTCTTGAGCTCGGGCAAGATTGCTCGCCGCGCGCGGTGGAGCCGTCGGCCGGCGCTACCTTTCCCGAAGCCGCGGGTCTGCATCGCCCGGCAATGCGGTCGATATTTCGGCCCTTCAAGATCGGAAATCTCTCCGATCCGCAAAAATGGGTGGCGCACCCGACAGGATTCGAACCTGTGGCCTCTGCCTTCGGAGGGCAGGCCAAGGCCGCTTCTGAGAGAGTGGATCGGCTGATTTCAGCCGCTTTCGACGCAGAACGAAGCGCGAAGCGGGCGGGGAAGCTCGGACATTACCAAGGACAGGAGAGTTAGATGGGCCGTCGATACGCGGACACCACGAAGGTTTCGGTCGAGCAGAGCATAGCCGACATTCGCGCGGTCGTCGCCCGCTACGATGGCGCCCAGTTTGCCTACATGCTGGGCGAGGACGAAGGGCTGATCGCCTTCACCAAGGAAGGCCGGCAGGTCCGGTTCTACATCGGTCTCAAGGATCGTGACGCGCAGAGTCGCCGCGTCGCCATGCGCGCCTTGCTGCTGGTCATCAAGGCGAAGCTCGAGGCCGTAGCGAGCGGCATTGTCCTGTTCGAAGACGAGTTTCTGGCGAACGTCGTGCTGCCGGATGGGAGACTGGTCGGGCAGGAGGTTCGGGAGAGGATCGCCACCGCCTACGAGACTGGCGAGATGCCACGGCTGCTTCCGAACTACTCGGCATGACCGACATTCTCGCCGAGATAGATAGGTTGGATGGGAGGGTGGAATGACTGATCTCGCGAAGCCGAAACGCGTTATGGCCTCGCTGTCTCGTTTGGAGCGGGCGTGGCTGAAGCGCAGGCATTGCTCGTTCTGCGAGGCACTGCTGACGAGCGCGAACTGCGGCGCCCACTCCGGCCCGCACACCCTGCCGATCATCGAGGGCGTCCGCGATAAGGAGGTAGTGGTCGACCTGGGCCCGCCCTGTGACATGGACGAGCGGAGAGCGCACGCGCTCCAGCATTACAAGCCGCGCCCGCCCAACCTTAGTCACCAAGGACACCGACCATGACGATAAGAAGGGCTGAGGAGATACTGGCCGAGACTTACGAAGCGGAAGGCTGGTCAGCGATAGCAACGACCTTGCGTGCCGGTGCGGGGAACCTCGGTGATAAGCTGGTCACTCGTGCCATCGTACAGGCGCAGCGTGAGATTCTGGACGCGGCCCTGCACGTTGTTGCCGAGCAACGCTGTGAACGAGGGACTCCTTGGGATCGCGCGCTTGTCGCCGCGATGGATGCCATCCGCAGCCTCATACCCTCAAATAGAGAGGAAGAGTCGAATGACTGACGAACGGCGGGTTTGCGATGAATGTCTCGGTTTCGGCTACTGGCTGGTGGAGGACAGTGAGGAGCGCGTCCCCTGCCGAGCCTGCGGTGATGGAACCGCGGCTGGCGAATATGAACGAACTACCGCAAATTTTGAGGTAGTTGCTCACACCGTAGCGGAGGGAGAGTAGATGAAGACGATGAAGGAGAGGTTGGCGCGGGCGCTTGCGGTCGCCGACGGGAAAGACCCTGACGCGCCGGCATGGGTCAGGTTCCCCGGCGCGCACCCGGCGGGCGTCTGTTGGCGCGACCAGTATCTGCGCAAAGTCGACGCCATCCTGGACGAGCTGCGTGAGCCGGATGAGGGGGCAAGGGCCAAGGTCGCCGAAGAGGGCGTTCTCACGGGCTGTTGCCTTGTTAGCGCTGAAGCCGCTGGAGAGGTCTGGCAAGCCATGATCGACCATGCCCGTCAGGGATCATGAAGACGATACGCGACCGAGTCGGTAAGTCGGTATCATATCGTCGTCTCGAAGCTAGTTATCCGACCGTCAGGGATGGTGGGGAGTGAGGCTGCGGGCCGGGTTCGACAACTGGCTGCGGGCTGTTCCTGTCCCCCGCTTTCCGCCTTCTTGGCAACTTAGACCCTCGCGGCGAACGAGTTACATAACGCCCGCCTGTATGCACTCGCGTTGACAAAGCGGGTCTTGTCCATGGGACTGCATACGGCGCCGCCTGACCTACTCGCCGGGAGCGGGAGCTTCTGCAGGCGGGACAGGGCGGACGGGCATCGGCGGACAGAGGCCATTCGTCACGTCCCTCGCTTTGTCGACCCCCTGCTTGGCCCCTTCGCTCAGCATTGGCGACACGGCCATGTCGAACCCGATCCGCTCGTATTCGAGCCTCACCCGCCGCTGACTCAGGGTCTCCTTGCCGGCACCCGCGCGGGCGGCGCAATGCGTGCCGGCGCGCGCCTCGACGGCAATGGCAGCACCGGCCACAGCCTGAGGGTTGGAGCCGATACCCGTCTGGAGGGCCGCACAGCCGGAAAGCGCCGCGGCGAGCGCGGGGATCGACAACAGCTTCATAGTCTCTCTCCTTTCGTGATCTTCGGAGCTGGTTCGTCACGGCACCGCTCGGGGTGCTCGTCGCAAATGAACTGGCCGTCGCTGACGACTTCGTAGAGGGCGTCGACGGCGGCGTTCAGCCTCGCGACCAGGGCATTGTCGACCGGACCCCCGTCCTCGCGGTTCTCGATGGTGTAGATGACGCCGTCGATCTCGCGGATGGCGGCCATGCCAGCCTCCTCAAGCGTGGCCACGCGCTCGGGGGAAGGCTGGGCATAGGCAGGCGATGCGAGCGCCGTGGCGGCGATGGCAGCGTAGAGCAGCAGCTTCATTTCGGTTCCTCCTCGTTCGATGATGCGCTTCGAGTCCCAACCTTTTGAGCCGTCCCATCCCAGACGAATTCGCCGTCCTCGCCGACAGGGAAATGGGCGTGACAGCGGACGCAAAAGGTGCCACTGTAGAATTCGGGCTCGCGGGCGTAAGTCTCGGCCAACGCCTGCCCCATCGTCGTAACCGTCCCGCAACGCTCGTGTCGGTAAGAGCGCCTCACCGGCTCGACGAAGCCCTTGGCGCGCTCTGCCGCACTGAGAACGACGTAGGCCTTTTGCATGCCGGTAGACGGATCGATTTCGCGATGGTCGAGCGTTACTGGCGAGCCGTCTGTCAAAGTGGTTTGCGTCATTACTTTTTCCTCAGGCATGGGAATCTCCCCGGCCAATATGGCGGCAACGACGTCGGGAAGGTCGCAGGGATGGGGTTCGGTCATGGTCGGGGTTCCTCAGGGGGTTCGGTGCCGACCGTGGCCGTCTCCCCGGGCTTCAGGGCAATATCCGGCTGAGGCGGGGTCGGCGCGGTGGAAAGGGCGAGATCGAGAGCCTTGCCGGCCTGCTCGCGGATCACGGAGCTGCTGTTGCTGCTCCCGAGGTAAAAGCCCCAGGCGCCGGCGAAAGCGGCGATCAGCGCGCCGTTCATCGTCTCGCTGGGCTCGTGGATATAGGCGAGGGCAAAGCCGAGGATGATCGTATAGGCGATCACGAATTTGGGATCGAGAAAGGGAGTCATGATCCTCCCCCGAAATAGTTGAGCACGCCGATCAGCGTCCCGACCCCGCCGACTGCGGCAATGATCGTCGCCGCGAGCTGGCCGCGCGTCACGAACTTGCCTTGCTGGTCCTTCATCTGGTCGATGAGGCCGTTGTGATGCACCGCTTCTTCTTTCCTCGCCACGAGGGCCGCATCTATCGCCCGGTTGTAGCCGGTCAGCTCGGATCGGACCCACGTCTCGAAAGCATCGAAGGACCAGCCTTTCGAGTTGCCGTCGTTCATGGATGCAGCTTCCCAGTCGCCACCGCCCAGAGGGTCGCTGCGATGGCCGCCAGCCACGCGATGAGCGGCGACTTGAGGATCATCTGCACCAGCCCGGCCGCGCCCTCCCTGCGGCTGCGCTCGGTCTCCAAGGCCGCAACGCGTATTCCCAGCGCGTCCAGCTTGGTCGAGTTGCTGTTGCCGGTGTGGATGAGCTCGCGGAGTTGGCCCTTGATCTCGCCGAGGTCGGCAAGGCTTTGCACGAGCTGCTGGAGAAGGACGTTCTCGCCTTCGGGCTTGGGCTGACGTGGGGGCATCAGTAGACCCTCCTGCGGACCTGAACCCTGAGGGTGCCGGAGGCGAGGTCGATGGTCCCCGCCGTCGGGTTGCGGGGGATGATCGTGACCGTGTTCGCGGCCGAAACCCGGGCCCCAAGCTCGACGCCCTGGGTATCGATGCTGAAGCTCACATTTTCGACGAAGTCCCCCAAAGCGGCTCCAGTGACCGTCACCGTTGTCGCAGCACCGATGGCCCCCGTAGCAAGGCTGGGCGGGTCGTAGGTGGCCTCGCCCATGATGACGGCGGTTTCGGAGCGAATACGGCTGGTCGAGACGCCTGCAGTGTCGAACAGGGGGTTGATGGTCGGCTCATAGGAAGTGCCCGCCTCGGTCAGCTTGTTGACGTTGTTCATGCCCTGGACCGCGGCGACGGCGGCGCTTCCGGTTGAGGTGAACGTCACGCCGACCATATGGACGTGGTTGCAGGCGCCGATCATCAGGCCAGGCTTGAGCGCGGGGCAGGCGAAGAAGTTGTTGAGCAGCAGCGCCGTCCCGCACGCGCCCACGCCGACCGAGGCCTGCACCGCCCCCGCTGAGATGCTGGTCAGCAGCACACATCCGTTCGCCGCCGCCTCCCATTCTCCGGCAATGATGGTGAGGTTCGAAACGCCCGCAGCGCGGACGTGGTAGTTGCCCGCCCCGTTATAATTGTTGTCGCGGTAGACGTGGGCAAGCCCGCCGTCGTCCACGATGTTGTAGCTGCCTCCGGAGTTGAGCTGGCAGCGCGAGATGGTGATCCGGTTCGTGTAGCCCGCGTCCTCTGTCCCGAGGACGCCGCCGGTGTTAGCTAGGTAGATGTTGCAGTAGCTCTGGAATTCGCAAAGGCAGAGGTCGATTTCCGCCAGCTCGGTCTGGTTATAGGTGATCCCGAATTTGAAGCCGTAGACCCTGACGTTGTGGATGCAGACATAGGCGCCGCCCTGCTCATAGATGCCATGGCCGGTGTTGGAGGAGTTGACCGTGGGCTGCGCCACGAGGGGGAGCGTAGTCGTCGTTGTCGAGACGATCCCGAAGTCCCGAAGCATGATATCGACCACGGTTGAGGAATTGATCGCCCAGGTGGACGCGAAGCCGTTGCCGTTCCCGGTGTGGCGGAATACCGTCGCCTTTCTGCCGGCGCCCTGGATCGTGACATTCTTCTTGAGGTTGACGACGGCGCTCTTGGAATAGAGCCCCTCGGGACAATAGAGGGTTCCGCCGCCGAGGCTGTCCAGATAATCGATCGCCGCCTGAATATAGGAACCGACATCCGCCGTGCTCGTGCGGGCGCGGATGGCGGCGTGGAGGCTCGTGGGGATGAAGTCGAGCAGGGAGACGATATCGGCCAGCTTGTCGGGAAAGGTCCTCGCCACGGCTCCCGCGCCGATGGTGAAGGCGTCGTTATAGGGGTCGATGTCCTGGATCAGGTCCCCGTTCGCCTTCTTCTCCACAAGGCGATAGATGACGGCGGGATCGAGATAGGTTGGTGCGAAAAGCCCGCCGGAATCGGCCACGAGAGGATTTGCGAGCGGAGTGGTCAGGCCGGCGTCGGCGTAGACGGCCGCAAGCACGAGCCCTCCTGAGACATAGAAATACCTCTTGGCCCCTGAAAGAGCGTTGGCGCTGGCGTCCGTTGCGCGAACGACGGGGGGGATGAAGAGGGGCATGGCTTCTCCGTTGCGGCAGCTCGGGGATGAGGCTAAGATTGGGCGGTGAAGCCGGAAAAGCGACGTGAGGCTGTCAGGCTGGCATACGCGGAGCGCCGCGAGTTTCTAAATAGCGCGAGGCGTCCCCCGCGGCTTTCTTGCCGGAATTGCGTCTATGGGCCTAGGACCGGGTCTCACCGCGGATTTTGCAATCACTGGTTAAGTCTGAATATGGAGCTGCATCGCCGTGACGAGGTGCAAACCAGCGCGTGGAAGAGAACGGAAAACTTGAGGTCTGAAAATGGGCTATGCGGCCCCGAGGCTGTCCTTTACGAACAGCGGCCACTCCTCATTCGAGCGTGGCTGTCGCTGAAGGGCTGGAGACACAACTAGTCGTTCGTATCGTTTGTCCCCAGCGTATCCATCAGCTTTTTGCGCAAACCCAATACGTCCTCTTCTATAGCCGGGTCGGTAGCGGCAAGGCTTTTGAGCCTGTTCGTCAGAGCCCGCAACTGAGGGCGGCCCGGACTCCCGCTGGCCGCCGTTCTAAGAGCAGTCGCCAGCCAGCGGCGCCCCTGAGGGGAGCGCATGAATGTCTCGCCTACGAACGCCATCGCCGGGAATCCGGCAGCAGCAGTCGCCGCCGCAGTTTCATTTCCCATCAACAAGGAAGACATCACCGTAGCGCCCCACGCGCCGGCCAGGCTGTGTCGGGCCGTGTTCGACGTGTTGCGGCCTCTGCCCAAACTCTTCAGGCGGTCGGAATAGCTAACGATGTCTCGAACACGCTGGTAGTCGGCTTCCCCGAACACGCGGCGCTTTACTGAGTCGTCAACCTTGTCCCAGTTGGTCAAAAATGTGTTGAACGACCAGGCGGTGCCTTCCGCATTTTGCTGCCCTGGAGTCGCGCGCCCGAGATCATGAAAGGCGGTGGCAGAGAAGGTGCGGCGCGCAGCCCGAGGAAGGTTGCCCCACATCTGATCGAATCGCCTCAGATTGGACCTCCCCTCTGTGATCGTCCCGAACAGGTCATTATAAACCTGGGAACCCGAAACAGCGAGATCGTCCCGACTGGCGCGAGTTGCAACTTTCATAGCGCCGTCCGTCGTGCGACGCAGGTTCGCCCAGTGCGCGTCGGCGGCCTGCTGAGCGCCCTGAGCGGACCCCGACCCGCTTGTCCGACCCGCTGCCAAATCCGCGTTTTGCGCAGCGCGCATGACGTCGTCTTCGATGGCCTGCTCGAGTTGGCCAGCCTGAGCTTCCTCCTGGCGGCTAATCTTCTGCCGAGAGCGGAGATTGCGCAACTGTGTTCTGGCGAACGAGAGGGCGTCACCCGCTTCGGCAAGCGTTAGGGTAGGGCTGCCAGAAGTCGCTTCTTCAAGACGGCGGATTGCGGGATGAATCCGCAAGGCCTCAAGCATGGGAGACGTTGGATACTGCTGAGCGAAGTCCCGGAAAGCGGTGTGTGTCGACGCCATGGTGACAGGAACGTCCGGTCCGCCCATCAGTCGATCGCGTTCCGCGTAAAGGCGGCGACCTTGGGTCGAGCCCAAGCGTCCATAAGCCCTTGCTCCGCGCGTCACCGCATTGCCAGCTTCTTCCCGAGACACGACAGGCCCCATCTGCGCTGCCGTGGCCCGCGCCGCGTCCCCCAACTGGGAAGCTTCTCTCTCGACGGCACCTTGAACGGGAATGCTCGATCCGGGAGCATTCAAAAGGACGGTCTGCAACGCAGACGCCGCACGCCCTCCCACCGTTGCCGGGGTGGGGTCGATGTTGAGGCGGGCGGCTATGTCGCCAAAGGCATTTCGCGCGCGGCCAGTAGCAGCGCCGAACGCATTTGCCACCGCGGGCGCTCCGCGGCCAGTAGCAAACCCCGTCAACGCCCCGCCAATAGCGTCATCCGCGCGATCCAGAATGTTCCCCTCGCCAGAGCCGGCGCCATAAGCCGCGCCGTAGGCGGCGCCTTCGCGGCCTGCGCGTACAGCCCCCGCTTGGCGCGCGGCCTGACGCGCGAGCGCGGCTGCGGCTTCACGTGGAACACCTGACCGCAGGGCCGCCCGGAATGCAGTGATCCCTGCCGTTCTCGCGGCGCCCGTAATTCCGCTGGGGAGGGCAAGCCCGCCCTCCAATTGGCCCAGAAAACGAGCTACTGCGTGGTGCTGCTCGTCATAGTCGTCGATGGCGTTCTCTTTCGCCATATTGTAGCGCTTGGAATTGCTGCCGAAGACACTCTCGAGACCGGCAGCGCCCTCACTGGCCAAGCCCATCGTCATCGTGTCAGCAACGCCCCTGATATTCGCATCGAGGCTTTCGGGCACTCCTCCCTTGCCGCGGGCGTCACCAATGTCGACTTTCGCAAATTGAGGCGTCCGGACGTCCGGCATCACTCCCTTCGCCAGAGCCGCGGCTGCGGCACGGGCCTGACCGGGATCGATGACGAAACCGCGTTCCTTGCCAAAACGGATAATGTCGGCAGGCGTAACGGCGGTTCCGGCCTGCATTGCCGTCTCTAGTTCGCGCGGGAAGCCCTCGGCCCCTTTTGGCAGGCCCAAAACTTCGCGGCGATTGTTGAAACCAATGTCTCCCTCCCCTGTTGGGTCGAGAGGGGCGCCAGGGGTAGCGGTAGCGCTCCAGTTGTAGCGCCGCATGACATCCTGGGCGTGGGGATCGAGAAGGTTGATCGGATCTGACGATCGGCCCATCCCCGCATCATATTGCTCGCCGAGAGCTTTAACCCGAGAGCCCAGAAGGTCCGCCATCTGCTTGATCGCGGCCTTGAGCTGCTCCGGTGACTGGGACGCATTGATAGCCGATTCCCATTCGGTAATGCCGGAAACAGTGGGTGCGCTGCCCTTGAAGGCGCGGTCAATCTCGTTGACGACGGCAGTCTTCGCCGTGTTGAACGCATTGATGCGCGGGTCGCCGGTCTCTTCCCTCCACCAGTTGCGGAGACTGTTGATCTTCTGCCACGAGCCGTTGTCCAGCGCGGCGGCGGCGTGGGACAGCGTGTCGAGATGGCCCAGTGCCGTGTTGAACGAGGTAATGTTGCGGGCTGCCTGACCGGAGGTAAACTCCAGTCTAGTCTTGCGGCGTGTCGCGGCATTCGCCGCATCGAAGGACGGATCGTACTGGGCCGTCGCCTGAAGCAGGCTCTGCCAATACGGCTTGGCGAGCGCCATCCCCGTCGGAATGTTAAGCCGCCCGTCAGCGAGCATTTTGACCTGAGACGCCATGGCGGGATTGAGGGAGGCCAGATATTCGTCGCCCGCAAGCTTCGGGTCTCCAGGGATATCGACCTCGCTCGGCATCTGGTTTATTTGCGTCTGCGGCTGCTCAAGCTGCGCGATGAGGGCGGGATCGGTGACTTCGGTCATCACGTGCCCTCCACATTATCGTACCAGCGCCCATCGATCTTGTAATAGGTCTTCCCGCCCAAGACTCGCGTTTCGGAAGGCTTCTTCTTGCCGCCGGGCCGCGTGCCGCCAGTATAGCTTGGCCCCGAGGCCGCCGCCCTGCCAGGCCCCCGAAATGTGCCGTTCTCGAACTCGCGCTGCGCATCGAACAGCCGCGGCACCATGTCGCCGGTCACGGGATCGTTCGGTCCGATGCCAAGCCGCTCGGCTATATGGGCCGTGTAATTAGCCACCTGCGCAGGAGTGTTTTCGCCGGCCGGGGCCCAACGCCCAACGATCTTGGCCGGCGTATCGAACCCGCGCGTCAGGTAGTTGTGCAGCAGGGTTTCCCCCGCTCGCCGGCCGCTCTCCTCGCTGTCGAAAACGGCATAACCGGCACTGTCTACACCCTTGTAGCCGGGCTGCCCTTTGGTCCAGTCGGAAGCGCGAAGGTTGCCGGGGTTGTTGTTGCGCGTGCCCCGCGGCTGACCCCCGCCGCCAGGCGCCGCCTGTGAGCCGCCGCCCGTGGTAAGCGTCGGCGCCGTGAAACCGGGAACGTCCCCCAGGCCGAACCCCGGATCGCCCGGCGTCGTATAGGTGAATTCCCTGCCCTGCTCGTCGTAGCCGACGCGGCTTGAGCCCTGCTTGGGGGTACGGAACAGGGGATGGTTCGTAAACGGATCGACCGCCGTCTGGCCTTCGCCGTATTTCTCCGGCCCCATGACGGTTCGGTAATGCTCGATCCCCGCGCCGATGGCCCCGTAGAGGTGGAGGCTGCGGTCATCCAGCTTGATCGCGGCGATTTCCTCCGGCGTAAGACCCGCCTGGGTCAGGTACGACGCGGCGGACTGAAGCGCGGCCGGGCGTTCCTCTGGGGGCAGCCGCATCAGCTCCAGATAGACCGGCGCCGCTGCGGAATATTTCGCGCCCAGCGCCTTCCGTGACGCCTCGTCCTGATCCTGAAGGTAGGCCATGATCTGTTTGGCCGCATCAGGGTCTTCGGCCCACAGTTGGTGAAGGGCGTCAAGATTGTATCCTGGACGCGCTGCGCCCGCCGCCTGCGAGGGCGAGCCGATGGTCGGAGAGGCCGCCGGCACGGGTTGGGGAGCGATCGCTGCGGGAGCAGACACAGCCGCCGCAGGATCGGGGGCCGGGGCTGAGAAAGCCGACGGCTGCGGCGAAGCAGGACTGAAGATGCTCTGCCTCAATTCTCGCTGATGACTCTCGCGCGCTCGGTCTTGGAATGCCCATGCCGTTCGCATGCCCTCAGGCCCTGTCGACGCGAGGCTTGCCAAGGCCTCGGGGTCATTCGGGTTCTTGGCCAAAGCCGCAAAGGCGCTCTGCTGTGCGCCGCGCTGTCGGACCGTGCGCCCATATTCCATGCCCTGGCGGATCGCTCCGCCAATGTCAGGGGGAGGGCCGAGAAGCGACCAGTCAACCGCCATTCGCGGACTCCTCGGCTTTTAGCTGGGCGATACGGGCTTCGATCCCGGCGACATTCGCCTGAAACCCTGGCCGATCACGGCGGGCGGCAAGTTTGCGCTCGAGCGCGGCGATTTCCTCGCGCCTGTCCATTACCAGCCTCCCACCTTGAAGCTCGGCAGGCCGCTGCTTCCCAAGGCCCCGAGGGCCTGCCCGAAGCTGGAGCCGAGCCCCTGCCACATCTGAGCGTTGGCCTGTCCGCTGTAGAGCCTGGCATTCGACGCCGCATCGGCGGCAAGACGGTTCGAGCTGTTGACGGTGTCGGCGAAATTCTGCCCGACACCGGCCAATGCGGAAGCGCCGCCGAAGCCGAGCTGCTGCTGTCCCCTGAGCAAGTCCATGTAGCGGGCGAATTCGTCGGATCCGATGTCTTGCCCGAAGCGGATGGCGGCCTTGGATGCGGCACCGCTCTCCAGATTGCGAGAGAAAGCCGACTGAAGGGCGCGGGTGCCTTCGTTGAAGCGAAAGTCGTAGCCGGTCGACCCTCGATAGGTGTCGAATGCGGAACGCGCGCTCGGAACCGAGGGGACTCCTGTCGGGGCAGGGGCTCCATACTGATAGTTGCCGAATGCTGCGGGGCTGCCGGTCATTCCCGGCCCCGACATCATGTCTTCCGGAGCTCGGGGCATCCGGCCGTCCAAACCGGGTCCTTCGAAAGCGTAGGGGTAGGAAGCGCCCCCGCCCGCGGCCGGCATGCCCGCAAATGCCGAAGGCGCCGGGTTCTGCAGGCCAAGCAATTCCATGAAGGCGCTGTTCGCCGTTTGCCCAGACGTCATGTAGGGCGTCATGTAGCCGACGTTCTGGTTGTAGATGTCGCGGGTGAGCGCGTTGGCCTCGTGGGAGGCGTTGGCCTGGATATTCGCTGCCGCCTTGGCAGCGCTCTTCTGACCCTTGCCGCCGAGAATGCCGCCCAAAATAGAGGCGCCGGCGGCGATTGCAGCAGTAGCCATTCCTACACCGCCTTCCCGAACACGAACAGCTCGACAGGCCCCTCGGCCTCGAATGTGTCTTGACCGACCACGCTTCCGCCGATCTGGCGATTGAACCATCGTGCGGCCCGATTGCTCATCGGAGTCGCCCCCCAAATGCCGCTAGCTCCATGATCGAACATCCATTTGAGCATTGCCCGCCCGGCTTCGATAGCGAGGCGCCCCCGGCACGACGGGGCGAACATGGTGTGCGCCTGATAAATGCCCTTGAGGTTTCCTTCCTCGAAGGCGGCTACGGCGTCGACACCGTTTGAAAGTATGATACAGTTCTCTACCGCCGGGCTCCAGTCCAGGGCGCGGTCGTGGTAGCAGATGTGGGGCCGCACCTCCGGCAGGTTGGAAATTCGGTCGATCAGATCGGTGTCCGTCTCGCGCCGGATCATTCCTGAACACCCCCATAGCCGGGCGGGCGCGCATAGCCTCCACTGGCCGTTCCCGCCGCCGGTATCTCGACGGCGCCGACATTGTGAGTGTCGCCGACCTGAGCAGCGTCGGCTTCCGTGGTCGAATACTGGTAGGTGACGGCCCCGCCCTCCCTCGCAGCATCGACATAGAAAACGTAGACGACCGTCCCGACGGCTTCGCCCGTCGCCAAAGTGTCGCTGTCGACCGATACGATGTCCCCGTTCCCGTAGTGCCGGTCGTGGTCGGCTATCGTAACCAGCCCGGTATTGTCGGCGCTCACAACCGGGGGGGTGAAATTCTCTATCCAGCTTTTCGACAGGCTGTCCGAAGCCGTTATCTCTTCCGCCACGGCATTTGCGTCGTCCGCCGCCGTCTGGGCAGCAACGGCAGCGGCGTTCGCTGCTGCGGCTGCCGCCTGGGCCGCAGCGATGGCTACAACCGCGCCCTCAAGTCCGTTGAAGGCCGTCTCGATGGCTGCAAAGGCTCCGTTGACGATCCTCAGGAATTGCGCCGACGGCCTCCCGTCCTTGGTGACTATCGGTATCCCCGCGTCCAGCCTGGTCAGCCTCAGGGTCACGCCGCATTCCCTCCCCGGCCGCCGGAGGGCTCATTGGCGAACCAGCGGCTGACTCGAAATGGGGCCGGGTCCGTCACCCTCGCCTCGAACATTCCTCCCGCCCGGTCGAACAGCCCCCATCGGCGCTTCTCGATCCTCTGACGGTATTTCCCCTGTGCGCCGAGCTTCGCCTGCCGCCACGGGCCCCATGTCCTCCCGTTGTCCCGAGAGGACCGAAACTCGACCAGCGGATCAGCGCCCTGTCCAGAGAGGGTCGACGTCGAACCAGGATTGCCGAGCAGCCCGATCCTGTGAACAGTCACGACGCCGCCGGAAAGGGTGAAGCCCGCAGACAGGCGCCGCTCGAACGTCGATCCCTCGTCCCAATTGTCTTCCTCGAACCGCCAGATCGTGCCGTCCGTATCGTCTCCGAAAACGGTGTCGCCCCCAACGCCGGCTGCGCTCTGGACCCGCCAGCCCGTCCTTCCGAAGGTGCCGTATTCGGACCAGCTATTGGTGCCGACATTGTAGACGAAAGTCCCAGCGTCGGTTCTGGCGGCGACGAAGACGGCTCCCTCATAGGTGAAGGAGAACATGTCCCTCGTTGTCGAATCCTGAAGCCGCTCCTCGATCCCGTTGTCCGACACGCCCAGCGGCACTCCGTCGGAGCCGCGATAGATGCGGTGATCGTGCCCCCACCAGAAGAGAGTGTTGTCCGCCTCGCAGGCCGCGCCTGTAGCCGCCAGGCCCTTCTTCAGCAGCAAGCCCTCAACGCGGGCGAAAGGGGCGTCAAGAGCGCCCGTAAGCTGCCAGAGTTCAACCGTCTCCTCGCCGAGAAACCACAGGCCGTCATTGACGACGTAAACGTCCAGCAAGGCGTCGGCGGCACTCTCGGCCGAAGCGTAATCCAGCCCATCTATCGTTCGGGCGTTGCCCGAGCTCGACCAGTAGAAGTGATGGGTCCCGCTTTGGATGAACAGGAAATAGCCGCCCAGATAGGCGACGGCCCGGACATTGGCTGCGTCGGGAAAGGCGATGGCGGCGAGGTTCGATCCGTTGTAGCTGTAGGCGGTGCTTCCGCGAGTGACGACTAGCTCCGTGGCCGAGGCGGCGAACGAAGCTGGGCCCGCCCCATCGATCGAGCCCAGCGCCGTCGTTCCGCGGTAAAGCGTCGACCCCGAGAGCGTGAAAAGGTCCCCGCCCAGCACGCCAGGCTTAGAGAACAGGCCGTTGATCGGACCGCCGCCAATGGTCGAATATATTCCCAGCCCTTGACGAGACTGTCGGGCGAAGCCGTCGGGCGCCTCCTCGTCCTTCTCGAGGAACATGTTGAACAGAACCGAAGGGCGGAGCGCACCCCTGTCGCGCCGCCTTACGCCCTTGCTGATCGCGAGATCAGGCACAATCGGCTTCGAAGAAGTAGCTGTCCGGGCGCTCGGCGTCGTACATCTGGCGCTCGAGGTCGGTTGCGCGCTTCGCCAGCTCTGGCGGAATCTGAGCCCCGAATATCCCCGCGATGCGAAGGGCGAGGTTCGAGTAGACGGCCTCCTGAAGCTCAGACCTGATATCGAGCGTCTCGGCACCGTCTGTCACTGTCTCAACGACGCGGTCGTAGTCGATCCTGACCGTCGTCGCCGTGGCACTGACAGGCCACAGGAATATCTCCGGAGCCGGCCCTTGGCGGGACAAATAGTACATCGTCGGGGAGCCCGCCTGGGCCTTGTTCGGAAGCGAGAGGTAGCGGGTCCGGTCGATTGCGAAGAGCGGGCGATCCTGGGTCGACGAGACGACAAGCCGGGCAGAGGATATGGAGCGGATGCCCGCGTCCAGAGTCCCCGAGGCCGAGCCCGCGACAGTCGTCACCGTGCCCGAGGTTTGATGGGTCAGCCCGACGCCTCTCAACTGCCAGCTCTTCAACATGGCGTTCAGCCGGAGGAGGCAGTCCTGAAGCTCATCGTCATCCGGCTCGGTTCCGGGTTCGATCGCCGCCAACTCGCCCATCGCCGCGCGCACGATCTCGCGGGCCGTCAACGACCAGGAGGTGACGCCGGAGGTCGTCATAGGTCGTCCCCTCCCAACTCACCTTCCTCGCGGAATATCGGCGGCGGCTCAGGACGGGCGTCCCTGACCGGAAGCCCCTCAGGCCTGACCTTCGGAGGCTTGGTGTGCGGCGGGCGTGGGTCCCAGCATTCGGGACAGACCATGTTGCCGGTCCATTCCTTGCGGAGCTTGCGATGGCGGACCTTGAAACCGCAGCGGTCGCAAACGCCCCACGGCCCGCCGTCCATGCCTAGGTCACCGTCGCGCTAAACGGAGTCGCCTCGGTCCCCGTCGCGGCACTGACGTAGCGCACGAACCAGAGATCGGCGGCGATGTCGATCAGCTCGGCTTCGGCGCCCTTGAGGCCGCCGGTCGTCGAGCCGTCCATCGTGATCGTGTCCGCGGTGGCGCCGGCCTCGAACATGACCGACGTGTCGCCGCCATCCTGGGCGATGATGGCATTGCCCGCCATCGTGTCGTCGCCAGTGACCTTGATCGTGCCCGCGGTCGTGAAGGTGGTCCCGACGATGAAGCGATAACGCGCCCCCGATCCGGTTGCCGCCGGCAAGGTCACCGCAATGCCCCCGGCCCGGTTGAGCGTGACGATCTTGCTGTCGTGAAGGGCCTCGGTAGCGGTGAGGGTGGCTGCGGTGACGTTGACGATCCGCGCCGACACATCCACGGCCCGGTTGATCTCGTCCGCCGTCGCCGCAATGGCCGTGCCGCCCAGTGAAATGGTGTCGACGGCCAAGTCGTTGAAGTTGGTGGTTCCCATCGTCTGGGCTCCTTGCATTTGAAAAATGGTTGCCCCGCCTTTGAACTAGGGCGCGGGGCCCTCCCTCACAGGCTAAGCCCCGGCGTTGCCGTACATCGACCGCCAGTCGCCCCAGCCGGCCGAATAGCGCTCGGTGGCCTTCTGCTTGCGGTTCTCGGTGTCGAAGTCCGAGTCCTTCTCGAAATCCAGCGCTCGGCGCTGGAACGAGATCAGGCCGTTGGGCACGTTGGTCTGGATGAAGATGGCGTCGGCGTCGTCCAGATAGGGATTGAGGACGATTTCCGGCGCCATGCCGAGGGTCTTCAGGGCGTTGACGTCGTTGTTGGCGGTTCCCACGCGCGCGACGCTTTCGAAGATGCGGGTCAGGTTGAAAATCTGACCCGGCCCTGCGATGATCCGCACCGGGCGAACCTTGATCGGAAGCCCCCGGCTCGTCTTCGCCGCCATGATGAGGGTGAAGGCGTCTTCGAACATCGCCTCGCTCGCATCCGCCGCCGTCAGCAGATTGCTCTGAGTGCCGTTGGCGGTCGGGTGATCGCTGGCGACCAGCGATTTCCCGTCCCCTCCGACATAGGAGCTATTCTGCATCCGGTTGAGGATGTTCGCGTGGACGATCTCCTTGGTGGTGCCCATCGACCAGGAGAGCGCCTTGGTGTTGTTCTCGGCGATGTCCCGGTACTGATTGTCCTCTTCGGCCTCGCGGGTCATCATGAACCCGAGGCCGTAGGTGACGTGGGTGAAGGTCGTCTCCGGACCCTGACCGGGCTTGTCGTAGACGATGGACGCGCCCTCGGCCTTGACCGAAGCGAGGCCGAGCCCGGTGAGCTCGGCAACCTTCTCAGAGGCCTTGTCGGACGAGCGAACGTCGAAGATCTTGGTGTAGACCTTCTCCCATTTCGCATATTCCGTCCCGAAGAGTGCATGGAGGCCCGGCCACAGAAGGCTGGGCAGGTCGGAGCGAGTCTGAACGCTCATAGCTCAATCCTTTCCGTTTAGAGGCCGGCCGACGCCGTACCCGGCGATTCGGTCGTGTTGTTGAGGGTCACCAGCACCTTGGCATTGGCGCTGAGGGCGTTGTCCGGACGCTGGGCGAGGCCCACGATCCGAAGCGCAAGCGTGGCCGTCGTGTTCTTGGTCGACGTATCCAGCATGACACCGGAGCGCTTCGTGTAGGACGATCCCGCCGCCACGATGATGTCGGCGTTGAGCCCGATATCGACCGCAGCGATGGCGCCCCCCACCCCGTCCTCCTGAATTTCGAACAGGAGGTCCTGGGCGTGAGCGACCAAGACATAGGAGTTGGTCGACGCCGCCCGGTAGCCGAGCGCCATCGATGCGGGGTCCTCGAACCCGACCACAGCTCCGGTGATGGTATCGCCGGCCGCGCAATGCGTGACCGTGGCGACTCCCGCCGTATCCGCGGACCCGGCCAGCTTGACCGGATCGCCCTGGTAGAGGGCGGTGCCGTTGGTGCTGGGGACGAAGTACCTGTCCAAAGCTCCGTTGTACGGCGAGCCGTCCGCCATGCGCACGGGCTTGAGCCCAAACGCAATGTTTTCGTTTGCCATGTTGAAGATTCCCTAGTCAGGGGGAGCGCCGCTCCCCGTGTTGGATTTTGTTGGCGGGATCAGCGTAGAAGCTGTCGTCGCCGGCGATGGGGTCCTCGGGGTTCTTGCCCCGCAGCAGAGCGCGTTCCGTCTCCCGGCGCCGCTCGTCCCGCTTGGCCTCGTCCTCATGGATGAATGCCGCGGGCTTGCTGTAGAGGTGCGCCTTGATCGGCTTTCCGTCCTTGCCGGTGCCGACGTGGACAGGCCCGACTCCTGCGACCTTGTCGTAATCGTCGAGCCGAGTAAGGTTGTGCACCCGATTGCCTTCGTCATTGATCCAGCGGGGGGTGCGCCCTTCGGCTTTGAGCCGCGCTCCGACTTCAGGCGGGATGGCGAGCTTCAGCCGCTGTCCCCCGTCGATGTTCGTGTCGCTGCGGCGGCGGCGCTCTGTGCGCTCTTCGGTCTGGCGGTCGGCCCGCGCTCTCGATGTTGCGGCCATCAGGCCCTCCTCTGAATTTCAGCTTGGTCAGCCCAGTAGCTCTTGGCGAAATCCTCGGGTTTGACCCCGTGGCGCTTCTCATAGTCCCGAGCCATTTTCTGACTGTTAGGCGGCATGTCGGCAAAGCCCTTGACCCGGCTGTCCGTGCGAGTGGCGCGGCTCGCTCCCGTTTGCGTGCCGGGCGCCTCCTTCGCCTTGGGGAATAGCTCGGGGAAACTCTTCTTGACCGATCGCAGGGCCTCGCGAAGCTGGACGTCGACAGGTTCCCCATCTTGCGCCAATTCGGCGGCGACGCGCTTGGCGTGCGCCGTGGCGAGGCGGTCCTTGCCGAACCAGTCCTTATTGTCCTCCATGAACGCGACGGTCTCGGACGGAAGGCCGGGGTCGGACGATGGGGCGCTTTCCTGCAGCTTGATCCTGGCCTTGACGACGCGGTCGACAGCGGCGTTGTCGCCGTCCTCAACCGCCTTAGCCTGCTGAAGGGCAAGCTGCGCGTCCTTCTCGGCCAGTTTGTCGGCGAGGATTTGCGACGAGGTGCGGGTGACTCGGTCGAGCTGGTCGCGAAGGCCCTTCAACTCGCGTTTGCTGTCGTATTTGCGCTCCACGGGGGCGCGGAGAAAGGTTTCCGCCGGCTGCCAGAGCGTTTCATCGCCCTGCCATTGGTCCTTGGGCTTCCAGCCGAGATCGGAGGCTAATTCCTCCACGGTCTTCGGCTGCTGCGGTTGATCGCCCGTTCCGCCCGCCTCTGCGCGCGCGGCTTCGGCTTCGGCGCCCTCAAGGGCGTCGGGTTCGTCAGCCATCTAGGCTCTCCTCGTTGATAAGCCCGATCAGCCGGGCGACTTCATCCCTCTGCGGGAATCTCAGATGTAGTCGGCGCTGAACGCGAGAATATCGCCGGCAGTCAGAGCGCCGGTGTCGTTGTCGGCCCCGGCCGTCGTCATTCGATAGGCGATTCCTGTCCCGAAATAGGCGTCCTGCTCCAGATCGAACGCAGCCGAGGCGGGCAGGTAGATCGTCTTGCGCGGAGTGTCGGTCGAAGCGGGGGTGGACGTCATGTCGTACAGCTTCAGGTAGACGGCGCTCGCCCGGGCATTGTAGCCGGCGATGCGCTTGAGCGTGCCCGCAGCGGCCTTGACGACGGTCGCATTGACCGTCGCCGCGGCGGAGAGGAGGCGGGCCGTCTTGACGGACGATAGCGGGCTCTGCGGCATGTGCGGCTCCTATGGCCCCCAAGGGGAAGGTGTTGGATCTCGAACGAAGGACCAGCCTGAGGGCGAAGCATCGTTGGCGACGGTCCAAGCATCGGGGGGATCGTCGCGGGTAAAGGGAAACTTCGAGAGGCGAAGGCTGGCCGGGTAGAAAATGCTCGTATTGACGAGCAGGGGCGCGAACAGGGTGATCTCGGACGAGACCGAAGGCGAGAAGAAGGATGACGGGTTCGTCGTGAGCGTCGGAAACAGGCTGTAGAGCGATGAGACCGCAGGCCCGAAGAAGCTCTGCGAATTGGCGAGGAGGGCCGGAGTTAGAGTGACCGAGCCGGGCGTTACCGTCGCGGCGAAAAACTGGTTTGCGTTGGTCAGCAGGCCGGGGGCAAGTGTGGCGGGGCCAATGGTGAGCGTCGGACCGTAGAACGTCTGGCTGTTCGTAACGAGCGCGGGCGCCAGGGTGACGGCACCGGCCGAAACTGTGGGCCCGTAGAAAGCCTGAACATTCGTCAGCAGGGACGGCGAGAGCGAATATGTGGCAGCAGCAGCCGGGGTGTAGAAAGTCTGGCTATTCGTGAGCAGCGGTGGGGCGAGAGAGACGGGCCCGGCTGCAACCGAGGGGGCGAAGAATGCGGTCGAGCTGGCGACGAGCGGCGGCGCCAGCGTGTCCAGGGTCGAGACGGCCGGCGCGAAGAATGAGCCGGTGTTGGTGAGCAAGTTCGGCGTGAGCGTGATCGTTCCGGGCGCGACGGCTGGCCCGTAGAACGTCTGAGCATTGGAAACCAGAGTCGGCGCGAGGCTGACGGCTCCAGGTGCGACTGTTGCCGCGTAGAAGGTTTGGGCGTTCGTCAGCAGCGAGGGAGAAAGGGTGACGGCGCCCCGGCTGACCGTAGGGCTGTAGAATGTCTGGCTGTTGGTGACGAGGGCTGGTGTCAGCGTGATGGTGCCGCGGGCGACGGTTGGGGCGTAGAAGGTCTGCGAATTGGTGACGAGGGACGGGGTTAGAGTCTGAGTGCCGCCGCCCGCCTCCGTGTAATAGACGGTCATGCGGACATGATCGACTAAGACGGTCGAGCCGGACCCGAGAGAAGGAGCGAAAAAATAAATGTCGATGCCGAAGCTGGTATCGACAACCATGGCTTGCGTAACGCCGCTGCTACCCGTTTCAGCCGGGCCACCTAGCGGCCAATAGGTGTCAGTCCCATCCGGGGTGAAACCGGCAGAAAAATCGATCCCTATTTCTGCGCCATCATGGACCAGAAACGCTCCGCTATTCACGGCGTCTCCGGACTGGCTTGCTTCAACCTCAACAAAGATGCCGTCGATTGTTGCGCCCAGCGGGACATCGCTGTTAGTAAACCCGAAATCAGTGCAGCGAAGGGCGTAGGAGGAGTCCTCCGGAGACAGTGTTATGCTCGCGTAGCTGTCGTCCGAGGCCGTGGCGTCGCCGCCGAGAAAAGACCAACTAACAGTTCCGCCGAAGACAAGTTCGCTGGTGACGCTAGAGGGTGAGTTAGGGCCTGCCGTGCTCATGGTTCACCCTCCGGCAAAAGGGCGGGTACTGACCCTAGAGTTCACCAACCTCGCGCTCGCGCAGCTCGATCCAGCGCACCGAAGGTGACGGGTCCGGATCGACGGCCGGCTGCTGCGCGCCGACGTGCTTCACGATCCGAGTGGACATGTCGGGAAGAGTGATTTCGACCTTGAAATCGTTCTCGCCGGTCTGCTCCAGCACCACGCCGGGCGCCGGATACGGGTCCGTGGGCTCCTCGGTGTCGTAGAACCAGACCGGATCGTTGACGTTGAAATACAAAACGGCGGACTGCGCCATGGCCTTTTTCCTCTTGCTCATAGCTGCACGATCCCGCTCGCGTTCCACGTAGTGACGATGTTGCCGCCGTTGGGCGTGACCGGCAGGCCCGTCACGCTCGTGTCGATGTAGGCGACCAGGCGCCATGTCGTGTTCGCGCCCGCATTCTTGCGGTAGAGGACAATGGCCTCAACGCTGTTGCCCGTGACCGCGGTATAGGTGACGTCCCCCCCGTCAACGAGGCCGTTGGTCAGGGTCGGAGAGGTGACTTCTTGGTCCGTCCCGACCACCCCCGAAAGGCTGGAATAGAATTCGTGCGATGACGAATAGGTATAGGTGCCCGTATCGACCAGCGCCGCATAGAGCCCCGTCGTTCCCGAGCCCGTGAGCGCCGAATTGGCCGAGCCGTTCAGCAGGGCTTCCTTGTATTTGGGATATACCACGTTGGCCATGATGCTCTCCTAAGCGACCGCGGCCAGAGCCTGTGACGGCTCGACGACGGCGACGATGTCCTTGTCCTTCAGGATGCGGAACGTCTTCCCGCCCCGCTCGTGGATGGCGCCGGCATAGCGAGCGATCAGGACTCGATCGCCGGCCTGGGGAGGTGTCTCGCCCTCCGGCCACGCCTCGTAGGTGAAGGCGTGCGGGCTCAATGCCACCAGTACCCCTTCTTCCGTCGCGAGCTTGTCCCTGTCCGTCTTGCTCGAGGGGAGGATGATCCCGCCCCTGGTGACCTCTTCCGTCGGGTCCATCTCGACCACGACGTTATATTCCATCGGCCGCAGCCCGCTGTCATTCCTCACTCGGCTCGTCTCCATTCGTCTCGCAGAAGCCCTCGTAGGTGCTTTGGGAAAGGGCCATGTACGTGTCCGCCCTTGTCCTGAGCTCGCTCAGCGCGCCTGCGTTGGCGCTGCCGTTCCCCCACGATATCCCCAGCCACTCCTGCCGGCAGGCCTCGGCCATGGTCTCGTGCGCCCGCATGACCCAGCGCGTCACATGATCGTCGCGCCAGCGAGCGAAGTCGTCTCGGCTAGGCTGCATCGGCCATTCCGACGTCGGCGCCGACCTTGAACGCGTCCATGTGGGCTCGAGCCTTGCTCAGCTCCGTCTCGACCGCCGTCTGAGCCGTCTTGGCCTGATTGAGCCCGGCCACGCTCATATCCTTCTCTGCCGCGGCCATGACCTTCGGATCGGGCGGGGGCGGGGAGGGCGGTTGCATGATAAGCTCTTCCGGATTCTCGACGTCCATCGCCTCGTAGACTCGCTTGAGGATGGCGACGGGATTCGCTCCGGGGATATTCGCTGTCCCGAGGATGGCCTGTGCCCGCGCCATCTTCTGCATCCGCGTGACGCTCGACGGGTCCGAAACCGGCCGGATGTCCATGTCCTTCTGGTTGAAGTCCGCCTCGAAATTGGCCGAGGGGTCATCCATGATCTCGGCATAGTCCCTCGCCGCCTCTTCGCCTCCGTATTTGGCGACGTTGCGGTAGATGAGGGTGAATTCCTCTTTCAGAGCTCGGTAGATGCGTTTGTAGACGGCGTTGAAGACCTGAAGTCCCTGCTCGATCAGGGCTAAGGTGGTTCCGACCTGTCCCATGTTCGAAGCATCGCCCGTGATGACGTCCTTCACCCCCGAAATGTCCCTCGCTGCCCCGAGGATCAGTTCCAGCACCTGGAACGTGATCGGGGACACATTGGGCAGCGTCCGCTCGTAGATCGCGTTGCGAAGCTGATCGCCGGGAACGTCGACGGTCTTATACTCGCCCGGCGAGAAGCGGACCATCGAACCCCCGCCCCGAGCCTGGAGCCTCACCCCTGAGGCGATGAACCCGCCGCCGGCTGCTTGAGCCGCGCCGGCGTCGATGATCTGGTTCACCAGCGCGTTGATGACCTCGCCGTGCTGGTGGAGCAGATGGCCCAAGCCGAGCCCGTAGAATTTGCCCTCGGGGTGGGGGAAGAAGTCATACTTGACGTAGAATTTGCCGCGGGCGATCGAGAGGACGCGGGGCTCTTCTTCCTCAGTCTGCTTCACGTCCTCAGGCGCGAAATTCGCTTCGATCCTCAGAACGCGCCGGGTTTCGTAGTCGACCGTCAGGATGTAGGGCTCGTCAAGCCCGTCCTCGTCCAGATCCATCAGCCGGTGCTGCTCCAGAAGGAGTCGGCCCTTGTCCTTCTCGTCCTCGGCCACGAGCGAGGCTTCAAGATCGCCTTCCAGCGCCGAACCCGTGAGCGTGATGTCGCGGTAGAAGCCCGAGCGCATCTTCTCGTTGATCTCGTGCGGATAGACGTCTGGAATTTCTTCCGTCAGCCTGGGCGTCGTGTCGCAGCTCCGGGCGCCTTGAGGAACGTGGATACGCAAGGCCGAGACGAAGGCCGCTTTCTGCTCCCGGCACGAGGAGTCGAACCATACCTTGCGAAACGCGCAGCCGACGATGGGGAGCTGGATCGTCAGCGTGTCGGTGTCGCTCTCCCAATCCACCATCCGGTAGAAGAGGACGGTGTTGAGATATTCCGCCACCCTTTGGGCTCTGCTCGCCTTGCCGCCCGGCGGAACCGCCCACACCGGCTGAAGCTGGGACTGCATCTCCGGAGGCATCTGGGCGATCATCTGCGGCGGAACGGGCTGTCCGTTGAGGCCCATCGCCGGCTGGCCGTCCGGTCCCATCATCGGGCGCCCGCGGTCCTGCCCCACGACCTTGACGCTGATCGCTTCGTCGCCCTTGACGATGGCCGGATAGGCGCGAGCGTTGAACTGCAGGGCCGCCGTCGTCAGGAGCGGGTACTTGACGTTCGCGCAACCCGGCCAGGGATAGCTCTTGGCCTCGCCCTTCGCTTCCTGGCTGGCGAGTTTCAGCGCCTCCTTGGCGATCTCCTCCCAGTCGCGCCGGTCGGCTTTGTCCTTGTCGTAATCCTCGCAGACATCCTGCCCGATGCGGTGAAGGTCTTCAAGGCCGAGCGCTTCCGAGAAGTCGCCGGCCTTGCTCGCCAGCATCAACAGCTTCTCGATAGGCGAGGGTTCGACGACCTCTTCGCCCAGCGCGGAGACGCCGTCCATTTCGGGTACAGGCTCGTCAGGAACGGCGTCGAGGATGGCCACTAGGCGACATCCGCTGTCAGATGCGCGAAGTCCCAGAATTGCCGCCCGCTGTCACCGGGTCTGCTTTCGGGAAATACGGCATGGATGACACCTTGCCGGATCAGCGTCTCAAAAGCCTTGTCGCAGAAAGCTGAGCCGAGTTCGTCGCGGGCCTCCGATAGGAGGACGGCCTGGTGGTCATTGGAGCGACGCTTGCGCTCCATCCAGTCAAGGATGGCGCGGCATTGCGCGTCAAGGTCCGCGCCTGCCACTACCAGCCCCTCATCTGCCGGCCGAGGGTCGCTTCGGCTATGGCGTCGGCCTCGCTGAACTGCTCCGCGACGGCCTGCTTGCGTGCGGGCACATCGTCGCCTTCGACTTGCGGCTGAGGCGGGACTGCCCTCTTGGGCTTCGCCGCCTTCTTCGTTCCCTTGGCCATGCTGTCTCCTTTCGGTAGCGATCCGCCCATCTTCCCATCCGCGTCGTGGTCGGTCGTGCCCTTGACGAAGCGGGAGCCGGCCTTGAGGCTGCCGCCCTTCTTGCCGTCGCCGTCAGCGTCGTTGGTGCCTTTGCGGTAGCGGGCCATGGGTGGTCTCCTCAGTAGCCTGTAACCTTCGACCGCCCGCGCTCGCGCTCGGTTTCATCCTCGTCTTCCCAGGCCATCGCCAGCGGGAAGGTGACGGGCAAGTCCTCGTCCAGAACGCGCGCCATCGAGTCGAGCATGTCGTCGTGCGCCGCCACGGGAAACGGAAGATACTCCTCGTCGACAAATGCCTTGGTCAGGTCCAGAGCCTTGCCCTCGTAATTCGTCTTCACGAGTTGGGGCATGAGGAACACCCGCCCCTTCTCGAACCAGGGGATGAGCCGGCGAATGCGGTCGACCTTGGCCATGGTCCCGCCGAGGGGCGTGATCGTGAACCTGTAATTCTCCCGCGCCTGCCGATCTTCGATATGCTCGATGTCGGCCATCATGCCGTATTGCTCGTAGCCTACCGCCATCGGTTGCCAGCGCCGGTGCCAGCCCATCACCAGATCGGCGCGTTGGGTGAGCGACAGACGGTCTCTCACCATGTCCAGGACGTAGATGTTGCGGTCGGCGCCGAGGCCCAGAACCCATCCGGCCGTGTAGTCGCTGGTCTTCTTCTTCGCGCTGGCCGAGTCGATGACGATGACGATATTCAGGTGACGGGGATCGGTTGAAGCGTAGCGCAACCATTCCTGCTTGAAGCCCTGTGTCTCGTCCGCCTTGGGGTCTTGGAGCATCTGGCAGGCGAAGACGTAGGGGCCCATATCCGCTCTCTTGTCCGCCAGCTGCTCTCGGGTGAGGAAGACGGGCTCGCCCTCAACCTTTCCGTCCTTCGTCGCCGGGTAGAGCCGCGGCTTGGCCGTGCCCCGGTCGATGACCGTCTTGTACGTGTCGTTGAGGTGATAGCGGGTGCCGATGAAGCGGCGAACACCCCCGATGCTGCCGAGGTTGTAGGACAGTGCCAGGCTGTTCGTCGTCTTCAGCATCATCTCGGGGGTAGATACGGACTCCTTGGTCACCACGTCATCATAGATGAGGATGGCGAAGTGCTTGGACGTAGGCTGCCCGTCCACCACACCCCAGGCTTCGACCGTTGCTTCCTTGGGGTTCGAGTGCCGCTTGACGACGATCCCTTCGTCCTCGGACCACTTGGGCGAGTGCTTCTGCGGGTTCTCCCACAATATCCCCGGAAACCACGCCTTCAGCGTCTCGTTGGTCTCCAGCTCCTGCTTGATCTGACGGAGGAATGCCTTGGCGATCGGGCGGGTGTGGCTGAAGATGCCTATCGTCACCTCGGGATCGCGTAAGATGTCCTGGATCGTCTTGGCGAAGGTGATGACCGTCGACTTGTAATGCTCGCGTGCCCAGAGATCGAGATAGCCGTCGGGCGCGGACTGGACTTCCCTGCATCGTGCGAAGACCCAAGGGTTCAAAGCATCCCCTCTGTGAAGACCAACTGTGAGCAGGAAAAACAGGTCGTTCAGACACAGCCAACGCGCTGCCTCAATGGACTCCGGCGTCCCCTTCCCGAGCCGCCTGTCCAAGGACTCCAAGAAGCTCGGATAGGCCAAGTGGCTCTGTGGCAATATGGCCGCTAAGCTCGACACGTTCCTTGAACATCCCCAAATGCTTGCCGATGTCGACCAGAGCTGCGCGCTTGTCGTACATCTTGATCCGCAAGGCGCCGGTGGACGACTGGCTTATCTCGGCTACAGCCGCCGCGGTTTCGTCATCGATCTCGCCGCTCGAAACCAGCTCCACCTGATTGGCGACGGCGAACCGTAGCGCGCCCTCTCCGGCAAGAGCTTCCATGTCAGCATCGGCGTCGACCGTGGCGACGTTGACCTGCGAGTGCCATTTCACGGCGCGGCGGATATCCGAGAAGCCGATCCTGGCAAGCTCGCGCAACACCTTGTCCGCGGTAATTTCGGTGCGGATCGAGCGCTCGGCCATGGCTTTTTCGACCGCCGCCGCGATGTCGGGTTTCGTCAGGTTCTCGCTGCCGATGGAGCGGGCTGTGTCTCGGCTGTAGCCAGCCCTGATCGCAGCCTGTGTCGCGTTGAGGTCGAGTAGGTACTCGGCGACGAAGCGTTCCTGCTTGGGAGACAGCGCCATCACACCCTCACACCCAACCGCGCCAATAGCCAGCCGATCAGTCGGTAGCGCAAAGAGCGCTGCGCCTTGATGCATTCGACGTAGCCATGTCGGCCGTTCGTGACGACCGTCTGGCAGTTGAAGCAGCGGTATCCCATCACACCATCGGCACGAGCATGGCTGCGGCGATGAACGCGAGGCCGGCGGACTGGAGGTTGATCCTCGATGCAACGCCTATCGCATCCACGATGAAGAGGATGAGGGCGATGATGAGGAAGATGGCTGCGAGGGACATGGGCTCTACTTGCTCAGACGGGATAGGGAATAGTCGTTGTCGCCTAGTCGCCAGACGCGGCCCACTACATTCCCGATCCGCAAGCCGTAGCCGTTGGCGAACCGGTTCAGACCACGCCTGTCGTGTCCGCGATAGTTGAAGACCATAGAGCCGCACAAGCGGCCGAGCCGGATCACCATAGCATGTCTCCTGCGAATCTATCCCCGCCGCGCGCAACAGCACTGCCGCCCTTGCTCGAGGGTGTGTGCGGTTTGGCTGAGGGGCGGCGGGGATAGAAGCCATCACCCCGTAGCGTGATGGGGGCCGCTGGGCGCACCATGCGGCGTTGCATGTAACTTTCGGCTTCGTGCTCGGCGCCTGGAGCGATTATCATGATGACAAAACTATGCTTGGTAGACCGCAGACTGCTCAGCCAGAAACTTCCGACGATTGCGCCTCTGCGCACTGCGCCTGCCGCTCCGACGCTTTCGAGTCAGCTCGGGAATCTCCTGGATCTCCGGCTGATTATACCGGGGCCTGAAACGCTCGATGTACTGAGCCTCCAGCCAAAGGCGGTTGAGGGCCTGACAAGCGATGAATGCAACCGAGTCGAACGCCTTTCTGCAATCCGACATATGCTCGCCGATACGGCGTAGAACGCTGTTCGACTGGCCTACATAGACCACCTCACCAGCGTGGAAGAGGAAGTAGACCCCGCTGTGCCGGAAGCTCGCATCCACACGGGAAACGGGCACGGGCTGCAGGTCTACAGGCCTGAGCAAGTCAGCCATTACGCACCCTCGCACTGGGGAATTTTGGACGAGTTTTAGGAATTTCCCGGCGCGGTGCGTTGCACCTTCCCGGTCTACGCTGCGGGAGAGAGCCTGCCGGGCTTTCGCTCGGAGAAGCGGACTCTATGGTCCGGATGCTCGCTCCCCTAAGCCGCTTTCAATGCGGCGGGTTGGTAATTAGATACCTCATCCAGATTCAGCAGGCAAGTGGCTATTTTCACGGTGTAGCGCTCATTGAAGCAGACGAGCGTTTGTCCCCTGTCCGAGCGCTCGACGATCCCGACCATGCCGCCGAAGCTACCGCCGTCGACCTTGACCGTCGCGTCCCTGGAGAATGCCCTGTCCGCCTTTCTGGCCGGAGTGCGCTTAGCCTCTATCTTGCGAAGCTGCTCAAGGTCTCTATCGGCCACGAGCGGGATCTTGTCGTGCCAGTGGAGGACCGAGAAATTCGCATGGGCGGGCTCCCTCAACCCGGCGCCACGGCGAGGCTTGACCGGCATGTTCGCCAGCTCGAGGAGGTCGACCAGATGCTGAACGCGCGCGAACACGTAGCTTGGCATGATCGGGAGGGTGATTGGCCGGCGGATGTTAGCCCTCGGTATGCGGATCGTCCGATGTTCGATCGGAGTCCACACGTTGTAGCCGTCCTTCGCCAACGAAGCCGCGAGGCCCATCGTATGACGTGACGCTGTTCGAAGGATGCACCAGTCGCTCACCCCTACCCCTCCCTCATGCCTGGAATTGTCGTTGTGTTACAAGTGTTTGCGGGCGGTCTCATGTCCGTTCCAGCCGCAGATCGTGGTCGTCGCCGTGCCAGCGCAGGCCACTGGCGCGATGCTCTGGCGTCATGCTCTCGTTGTAGCGGGTCGCCAGGGCGCGGTTGTCGGGGTAGCCGGATGGGCGGTTGCCTACCTCTTTGACGATCTTCTGCGCCTCGGCGATCAGCTCGCTAGCCTTGGGCATGTAGGGGCTGCGGACTACGTGCCGGCGGATAGCTTCCTCGAGGATGTTGGGCGGAACCTCCGCAACGTCCGTGGTCAGCAGCGCCAGCCCCGCGGCATGCTCCTCCAGGTCAGCCTGTGCCGAGGGGCGGTAGCGTAGCCCAAGCTCCCCGATCAAGCGCTCCGTCTTCGCCGATATCCGCTTCTTCGGCCTCTCGAAGCGCACCACGTTTGTAGAGCTCGAGGGCGGGCGATGGCCGTGAGGCGGCAGGTTGACGTCGTCCATTTCCGTTTTCCAGTCTGCGAATGATCCAGGGGATGGGGTCCGAAACGGCTTGCGCGGTGGCAGCGGCGAGCGCGTCAAGCACGGCGGCGTCTCCATGGCTGGAGCGCCACCTTCCAAGCATCGAGCGGGCGTTGCGGTCTGTGGACCCGGTGCTTTGCAGGAGCGGGACGCCAGAAGCGAAAACGGCGGCTTTCAGGTCGATCGCTGACGGGGCTTTCGGCGCGTCAGCGCCAGTAGAAGCGTCAGCTTCTACTGAATCTTCTTTCTGTTCTCTGTTCTCTGTCTCTGGTCTAGCGGATGCTAGCGTCTTGCTAGCAGCGGCTTTTTCTTCTATTATTTCCATGAACTTAAGGGCTATAAGGGAGGCGAAGTCAGGCTCCCTTTCGAGGTACGCGACACGCTGAATGTACCGCGGATTGGCCGGCACGCGGTTTCCCGTAGCGGCTGCTAGCATCATGATAGCAACTGCTAGCACGCGGTCGTCATGAGACGAGGAAACCCAGGTCTCGCTGGTCAGGAGATCGCGGTGCAGCTTGATCCAAGGAGGGTTGCGGTCCTTGTAGTGCTGGAGGCGATCCCAACTGATGATGCGGAGATAGCCGCTCATGCGGCTTCGCCGGTGAACATGGAGAGTTGAGCGCGCCACTTTTCCAGAGCATCTGAGATGGCGCCGGATCCGGGAAAAAGGTCGACCAGCTCGTCGCCCGCGGCGAGGCCGAGAAGCTCGAATACCCACCTCGCAAAGGCGGCAGGCTTCTTGCCGACGAATATCTTGCCGGCACGAATGTCCTGCTTCACCATCGCATATCGGGGCTGGCCTGCAGGTTGGCGCTCCTGCTTCGTAATGATGAAGTCGGCGGCGCGGTTGCCGGTGTCGCTGTACGGCCGGCCCCCCATGAATATCACCGGCTCGAAATGCTTGCGGACTGGGACGGCCTTGCCGGCATAGCGGGCGCGGTCCGTTATCCAGGCGCCAACGCGCGCTTCCGGCGGGCACATCGGAAGTATCGTCCGCAGGCTGCGCTCACTCAGGCTGAGAACCCAGCCGTCCGGGAAGTCAGCCTGCAGGCGCTCGATTAACGCGCAATGCGTCTCGGGATCGTTCCACGACATTGCGTCTGGATGTTGGGCGCGGTAATATTCGCCGCGCCCGAGATAGGGCGGGTCGGCATAGGCGAAGCGCATCTTGCGCAATGGGACGAGCGCCTCCGGCTGAGACGCAGAGCGGCTCAGGTCCGAAGGACCGCCGGCCCGGTCCTCGCGCAGCGAGGATGCGCCCTCACCTTCAAGGTCTATCCGCATACCCCCTCCTTCGACATGGAGGGCTGGGACAGTTGGGCGGTGATCTCGACGATGATAGCATCCAGAGCCGGATCATCTGCCCGTCGCCGTGTCACCTGTCGTCGAGCGAATGTCGTAGTTGTCGGGTCGCGGTCGAAGCGCCTGCTTATGGCGAGGTTGGACTGTCCGGTCAGTTGCTTGCTGAGGTACATGGCCAGTTGCCGCGGATGAGAATGGGCGCGACAATGGCACCGGCCCGTAAGCTCCTCTTGCGTGAGTCCGAAACGCGCCGCGACAGCGCGCTGAACATCGGCGACGAGAATGCGATGCAACATCACTCCGCCACCTCGATCCCGATGACGACTTTCCCGTGCTTGACGGGCTCGCCGAATTGATAGGACGGAAGGAAGCGGTCATCAGCTATGCCGTCGAAATAGGGCTTCATCCGGTTGGGGAAGTTGACCCGGTCGCCGCGGCGATTCGGCGGATAGAAAGCGACGATCAGCTGAATGTCGCCAGCTGGGATATTTGGCTTTCCCTCAGCGAGCGTAGCCGACTTCGCCCAGTCGCGATGCTGAGCGACGATGCCAGCCTTCTTCCGCCAATGTCCGGTGTTGTGGCCGGAAAGGCTCGAGGACGGCCAGGGAAGCTCGAGAGTCACCCCTTCCCTCCCTTGTCGAAGTAGCGCTTGAGGGCCTTTAGGAAGGATATGTTGTCGAGCTCGGCTTGAGTCCGATGAACCTCGTCGGCGCGCGAAATGCCTTGCTCGGTAGGCATCCTGCATCCGGCTTCATGTGTGGGGAGGGTCATGGGAGATCGCCTTGGGCGATTGCCGTTCCGGCACCGCCGCTTTCGTCCGCTTCGCGGATCGAGCCCGTGCCGGTCTCGACCAAAGGCTTCAATCGGCTATCGCAGTCTAGCGGGCCGTATTTCGCGCCGTCCTCGCGGCCCATGCGGTAGGCGCGTTTGCGCCCAGAGTTGATGTAGTAGGCTATCGTTTGCCAAGGTTCCCCATGCCGAGGCATGTTGTCGGCGAGGACTGCTTGACAAAATTCAGCGATTTCCTCGCGGGTGACGGGCCATGCGCTCACGTCGCCATCTCCCCTTCGATCAGGACAGATTTCACGGCGAGGCCGAGGGCAGTCAGCCGCTCTTTCATCGGCGGCCCGAGCGAGCAGGGATGGCAAAGGCGAAACGGCAGGGAGACGAAACCTACCTTCGCGTGGCGGTGCGCTGTACGAAAGCTTTTCGGCCGCTGGTCGGGCATGGCCAGAAGGGTGAGTTTCTGTCCCTTGGTGAGCAGGTCCGCGATCTCTCGCGGAGTTTGCGCTTGGGAGAGTGATATTTCACGCTCTAGAGTCATGCCACGGCCTTCGGCTTGCGAAGCTGGCGGATATGGGCGATCAGCCGCTCGACCTTGAGCAACTCTTCCTCGGGGATCGAACGCGCCTCGTGTTCGGTTATCGCCACTCCCCCATGGCTTTCGGGATGCTCGGCCTGGGCGACGTGATGAAGAAGCGTGGCGAGGGGTAGTGTCCCCGGATCGCTTGAGCAAATTGCGTCGGCCGGGACTGCGCGAAGGTTGTACTTGCGAAGCACCGCTGCTATAGCTGTTTCGTCGGCGGCGAGTATGTTGAAGATGTGAATTGCGTTGGGCGTGCTGCCCTTGTGGATGTTGCCGAGCTGGCGAACGGTAAGACCCGCGGCAAGAGCGAATTTTCCTTTTCCGCCCAGCTTCGAAGTCAGCCGGGACCAGTCCTCCATTAGGACATCGTGGAACTCGTCTTCCGTTAGAGGGTGCGGTTTCGGAACGACAGAGTTGCTATTCACGGACTATCTCCGCTTCATGGAAAGGAGGAGGAGAGACGGAAGGTATCGCCGGCCAGTCGCCCTGGGCGTCATCGTCAAAGATATTCTCAGACGACTGCCGGCGAGCCCGTTCAATGGCGAAAACCACCTCGATCCCGACAGCAACGACAACAATGCCAACGATCAAGACGGCTATCGCTATGGTGTGGATGGGGGAGGACATGGGTTAGGCCTCCCGCGGCTTCATGAAGACGAGCCAGTGCGACTTCGCGGACTTTCCGCAGCGGTTGCCGAACAACGGCTGCTCGGGAGTCAGCGCGAGGACGGCGGAAACCGGAATTTCATGCTCGTTCCACTTGAAGACGAGGACGCCATCGGGGCGGAGGACGCGAAAGCACTCCGCAAAACCCTTCCGCAGGTCGTCCCGCCAGTCGGCGTCGAGCTTGCCGTACTTCTTCGCCAGCCACCCGCTGCGGCCGTTGCGGACGAGGTGCGGGGGGTCGAACGCAACGAGCGCGAAGCTGCCATCCTCGAACGGCAGGGCGGTGAAGTCGGCCACCAGGTCGGGATCGACGACAAGCTCCCGGCTTCCGCCGCGGCTGGACTTGTCGGGCAGGGAATGCGCCTCGGCGCGGTTGTCGACGAACAGCGCGTCAGGGTGCTGGCGGTCGAACCAAAACATGCGCGAGCCGCAGCACACGTCCAGCACGCGCTCGCGCAATGGGATGGCGGCTATGCTCGAGACCGCTTGCGGGCTCGACTGCGAAGCAGCGTCAGCCCGGTCGACGAAGTCGATGCGCCCCCCGTCCATCTAGGAGGCCTTCCGCCAAGGGCACTGACAGAACTCCCGAAGGCTCGCCGGAAAGGAGCAGCTCGGGCAGATGGGCAGGCCCCGCTCAACCTCAGCCACAGTCCTGTGCGGATAAGGGAATGTGCCGACGGCAGCTCGGGTGAGGCCCATCGACATCTAGACCGCCTGCGGCCCGAGCTCGCGGCACATCTGCCGAAAGAGCCGGGCTCCCATGTTCTGAGATATGCCGATGGAACGAGCGGCTGCGCGGACGCTGGGCGCGCCTTCGGCCAGAGCTTCAGCGAGCGCGTCGATGGGGCGAGCAGTCATGCGGCCCTCGCGAAAGCCGAGCGATTAACCGAGGTTAGTTGCGCTGTTCCGGTTTTATGCTCAAAGCCCGGAAGGCTGCCCGAGGGCTCGGGCGATTCTCCGTGGTATGGAGAAGAGCTTTGGAAACCAATGTCGTTGTTCACCTTGACGGGCCGCCCGCCGTTCAGATTCGAAAGGGTGTGGCCCGCGTCGTCGACCATACCGGAGGCGTTCGGATCGAACGGGCGATGGCCGTCGCGGACCTTGAAGAATATCTGGCACGAGGCCGGCGGGCGCTGGAGCGCTACGCAAAAGGGGAACAGGACATCGTGGAGGACTGAGGCGGTCACGCTGCCTGGCTCTCGACAGGGTAGATGTCAGGCCGCAAATCGTGTCTGGAAATCCCCAGCCTGGCCTCTGCTGGCAGGACGAATTCGGCGGGCAGCGGCTTTCCTTTGGACAGCCAGTAGGACACCAGTTGCTGAGAGGTTCCGACCGCTTCCGCGAAGCTGGACTGACTGCCCGCCTTTTCGACGGCGCGCTCTAGGGCTGTCATGCTCATAGCCGCAGAAGCTACAAGACTTTTGTCGCCCGTGCAACAAGGATTTTGTAGAGCACAAGCTACAAATTCACTTGTAGAATATGCTCCTATGGGCACGGGCAAATCGGATGTGATCGCGGCCGGGAAGTGGCTGGCAAGGCAGCGGGAAGATCGGGGCGATAAGTGCTCGGGCACCCTGGTAGCAAGGGCGGCCTTAGCTCGCGCTCGCGTTCAGGGGGATCCGATCAACATCACCCAACAGCAGCTTTCCGCAATCGAAAATGCGACTGAAGATAGGGGGCCGGCGAAGCTTCCTCCATGGTGGCGCCATGTACGAGGAGCCTTTGAGAGCGGCGAGGTAGACGACTTGCTGTTGGCTCCTACAACTAAGGCGGGGGACCGGACCGGCCTCAGTGCCGGCGGCGAGCTCCTGATTCACACCCGCGATGGCGAGCTGGTAGGCAGGATAATTCTCGAGCGCGCCCGTGAAGGATGATCCGCACGTGCGGATGGCCGACTTGGAGCTCCGTCTAGCCAAATACCATGAGTGGCTGGAACACGCGATAGCAGAGCGGGACAGGCTTGCTCTCGACGCCGCGTGGGGCGTTCACGCCGGACTGTATACCAATGGCGTCACCGCTGCCATATGGCTAACCGTGTACAACGTTGTTGGCCTTGGGGGCTGGTGGCAATCCGGGCTCGCGGTCGGCCTTTCGTTCGTGGCGTATTTTGCGGTCTACAGCTGGAGCAACGGCGAGCGGATGAAAGAGGTCGACCGCCTGGCAAAACTGCCTGAGTGGGAATGGAAAGACTGATCCTACAAAAAACTTGTTGACAGCTACAAAACTCTTGTAGATACCGGCTCTCATCACATGGGAGCCGAACGATGCAGACCCTCACCAAGCCGCAAGCCGACTTCTTGTTCCGGGTGATGCTTGAGCCGCGCACGGCCGACGGCTCCGCCCTCCGCGTCGCTCGCAATCTGGAGCGCATCGAGCTGGTCGAGCTGGTGCCCCCGATGGCCTATCGCGCCACCCGTCTCGGCCTTGAGGCCCTCTGCTATTACTGGATGCTCAAGGACGCGGCCAGCGGCTGCATCGCCTACATGAAGCACCGCGAAGAGGTCGAAGCCGCTCTGGCTTCCCGATTTCCCGAACCCCTGAAACTCGCCGCCTGACCCCCGGACCGTACCGCTTCCCCCGGCGGCACGGAGAGGGATGAAACACGAAGGAAACTGAGATGAGCGACATCAACGAGCGGATCGCAGAGCGCACGGAGCTTGCGGGCATCTACGCCGAGGATGGCGCGTACCACACCGCCGCCGACATTCTGCGAGAGCTGGCCGACGAGGTGAAAGCCTTCGCCGAAGCTCGCGACGCCGCTGTCGGCATCGTCCAGCCTCCAACGCCTTTCTAACCCCGGCACGAAGGAATGTGATGATGGCTATCAGGGAAGTTGAGCAATTCGAAATTCGCAACCGCTGGACGAACAAGGTTCAGTTCACGGCCGAGATCACTTGCGCGCCGGATGCGACTGTCGGCGTCAAGATCGGGCTCGCGGTCCGCTGGGGCTATCGCAACGGTGCCGTCCTGAGCGGTGCCGTCCTGAGCGGTGCCGTCCTGCGCGGTGCCGACCTGCGCGGTGCCGTCCTGAGCGGTGCCGACCTGCGCGGTGCCGTCCTGAGCGGTGCCGTCCTGAGCGGTGCCGTCCTGCGCGGTGCCGTCCTGAGCGGTGCCGTCCTGCGCGGTGCCGTCCTGAGCGATGCCGACCTGCGCGGTGCCGTCCTGCGCGGTGCCGTCCTGAGCGGTGCCGACCTGCGCGATGCCGACCTGCGCGGTGCCGTCCTGAGCGGTGCCGTCCTGAGCGGTGCCGTCCTGAGCGGTGCCGTCCTGCGCGGTGCCGTCCTGAGCGATGCCGACCTGCGCGGTGCCGACCTGCGCGGTGCCGTCCTGAGCGGTGCCCCGATTATACCCCAAATTCACCAGCGCGTCTACGCCGCTGCGTCGGCGCCGGGCGCGCTCGACATGTCGAACTGGCACAAATGCGAGACGACGCATTGTCGCGCCGGCTGGGTCGTCACGCTGGCTGGCGAAGAGGGGCAAAAGCTGGAAGCCAAGATGGGCACCCCCGCCGCGGCGAGCCTGATCTATCTCGCCAGCGACCCCAACATCGATCGTTTCCCCAGCTTCTATGGTTCGAATGCCGACGCGCTCGCCGACATGAAGCGCCTGGCTGAGGAAGAAGCTGCCAGCGAGAGTCAGTCGGCATGACCCCCTCCATCGCAGATATCCTTGATAGTCAAGGAGATGGGGCGATTCCTGCTTCGCAGGACCGCTCTGCCGCCCTTCGGGCTGCGCCGTCTTCGCAGAGCAGTGTCCCTAACGCAGAGAGAATACGGCTACTCGGGCGATATCGACGGGCGCTGCAATGGCTGCCGGCGAATGGGCGCTGGTCGAAAATGCGTGCGCCGTGGCAGCTTTCGAATGCCCTTCAAGCCGCGCGTGCGGTAGGACTTTGCAAGTCGCGGCCGAAGCATCCAGAGTCGCAGGAACAGCGCTGGCGGATCACGCCGCTGGGCATTGAGCTTCTGGCGGCCCAGCATGACCCGCTGACCTACGCCGAGCGGCGCACCACTCTATTCGCGGCTGTGATCGCATTGGAAGGCGCGGGCCTTCCCGCTGCTTTCTCGCGCATAACCCATATGGACGAGGGCGGCGTTACCATCGCCTTCTCTTGGCCCAACTACGCCGCTCGGCAGGTGATCGAAGCTGTTCCCGAAGCGTCAGGGATCGAAGCGGCGACAGCCGACGAGACGCGTAGCGGCTCGGCCGAAGGCGAGAGCCCGACCGGCGAAGCCGGGGACGCCCAATCTCCTGAAGGTCCGGCATCATGACCCCCGACACCCTCCTATCCCTTGCTTTGAGGTGCGAACAGGCGAGCGCGGATGAACAGTGGTCGCTGTTGCGTGAAGCTGGCGACGCGCTCCTCGCTACCGGCGACTTCGGCAAACGCGACAGGTTTAGCCGCTTCCTTAACAGCGAGGCATACGAGTCTGCCGCAATGTTGCTGCTGCCGGAAGGGTGCGCTTGGCAGCTTGGCGAATGCGAGGGCGTCATCGGAGCGTGCGTCTGGCCGAACCCCGATAGCATGCCTGTCGTCAATGCCGCCACCCCCGCTCTCGCTTTCACCGCCGCGAGTCTGAGAGCCCGTGCATCTCAGGAGTCCCAGGGATGAGCGACCAGGGTTCAGGACGCGTGCCAACCTTCGACCAATGCGCCGGCGTCGTGGCCGGTTACATTGTGGACAACCACTGGCCGAACGCAAGGTCGTGCGCAGCGGAGAACCAGCGCGTTCACGGCTTCTGCGAGCATAAGCTTTTAGACCGCGCTAAGGAGATAGCCGCGCGCGACAGCAGCTGTTTCACAGATGTCTCAGGCGCCTACCAAGTCGTGGCCGAAATGCTGGAGTATTTCGATAGCTACCAACTGGCGACGTGGGCGCCGCTGGCGAGCATCATCATTCGCGAGCGCGGTCTACGCGACAGCGCGGGTCCGAAGAACATCGCCCAGCCTGGAGCGCAGTCATGACCGATACGAACGAAGACGGCTGGATTCCGTGGAACGGCGGGGAATGTCCTGTCGAGCCGGATACGGCGGTCCGTGTTCGCTACCTCAACGGCTTCGACAGCATCTTGGGCGTCTCACCCAGCGTCGTTGCTTGGGATCATCTCGACTTCCCGTTCAACGCCACAAACGTGGTCGCATATCAGGTGAGGCCGTCATGACCAGGGAAGCATGGAGGCCGATAGCCGAGGCGCCGAGCAGCGGTGCGTACATCTTTGGTTGGTCGCAACGAGCGCAGGGATGCGAATACGTCGGCCAGCCTGACTGGCGAGTGTGCACAGGCCGCATGTTGCATGGGCGCGTTTACCTTGATGGCCCCAGCGAAGGCTCAACGAGCGTCAAGGTTTCCCACTTCATGCCCCTCCCCGCTCCTCCAGAGAAGCGGGGGGACGGGGAATGAGCGGCCTTCCGGCGATTGCGATTTGTCGCGGGTGCGGACGGCAGCTTGACGGCTCGCCCTACCACACCGGCAAGCCCGCCTACGTTCCCGAAACTGGCGAGCGCGCGAAAGCCAACCATTACGGCGGGTGGGTTTGCAGCCGCCAATGCGACTTCAACTCGTCGCTACGGCTCGAACAGTCGATGCCCGGCCACGGCGACGGCCAGCGCTCGCTCGGCTGTTACGCCCAGCAGAGCCTCAACAACAATTGGGGCCAGCCATGACCGCACGGAAGATAGCCGGGAAGCTGAATCTGGCGCAGCGGGCGGCGTTTCGGGCCAGATGCACTGCATCACTTCCGCGCGCACGCCGTCTCGTTTCGCTCGGCCTGTTCGGTATGTACGCCCGCGATGCGATCAGCAAGCTCGTCATGCTGCACGAGGAAACCCCTCTCGGCCTAGAGGTCCGCGCCATCCTTGAGGAGCAGGGCAATGGCTGATGCGCGCGATATCCTCCTAGAGCACAAGCGCAACCTGGAGCGCTGCATCCTCGCCAACGTCTCTCACAGGGGCGACCGGGCAACGACGCTCATTCTCGACGCCCTGACCCATTCCGCCCGCCGCTACCTCGCCGCGGTCACTCGCGATCTCAGCCGGCCGATCATGGGCGGGCCTTATGGGACGGCTGGATTCTGGGGACCGAATGGAAGGGGTCCCGCCATCGACGACATCATCAAGGATTCCGAGATCCAGCGCAAGGGATTTGCGGGGGAGATCGAAGAGAGTTTTCGAGTGGAGAAAGCAGCATGACCCGCTTCCTCCCTCCTATCCCTATCCTTCTCCTCTGCGCTGCGATCTGTGTCGTGGCCGATGCAGCCCTCGTGATGCTGGCGGTGATGGCATGAGCTTCTATCAGCCCTGCCTCAATTGCGCCGTGGAGCGCGCCACTTGCCCCCGCCGCGCGCAAGTTGCCGCTGGCATTAAGGGCCTTGGCATGACGACGGTCAACTTCCGGTGCGCCTTGCGTCGTCCGCTTTACCGCGAAGGCCAGCGCGTTCAGGTGACGTGGAAATATTATCCGCCGGACTGGGCGTACGAAGATGGCTGCTCCCTTGAAACGTGGCCCGCCACCGTCGTTCGCGAGACGGTAAAGGGTTTCCTCATCGTCGTTGATGATGTGCTCAGCGACCAAGACCTTCCGGCTCGCGACTACATCAAGAACGAGAGCCTCTTCTGCAATGTGGTCGCTGGCAAGTTGGCGCCGCTGGACGAACCAGATCGCCGCGTCTGCGAGTACTGCGGCAACCCGAGCGACGGCAACGGCGGGGTGCTAGGCACTTGCTGGGGAGAGGACGGCTACGGCAAGAACATCGCCCCGAACTGCCTTGCGTCAGCCGACACTCACCCGAAGGGCGGAGACGCGAATGCGGCTCCGTTCATGAGTGGCGCGGTGCCCGCCGAAGAGCGGGCAGACGCCCAAACTCAACCTGGAGCCCCATCATGACAGCATCATCCGAAGAGGGGTGGATCGAGTGGAACGGCGGGAAATGTCCTGTCGAGCCGGATACGCGTGTGGAGATCAAGCTGCGGCGTGGGATGCGAGGTCCCGGAGAGGCGAAATGCTACCAGTGGGCTCATTTCGCGACTGGCGCAAACCTCTACAGCGCTGACTTCGACATCATCGCCTACCGCGTGGTGAAGCCATGACCGGGGAAGCATGGAGGCCGATAGAGACGGCGCCGAACGATGGAACGCAGTTTCTCGCGTGGGACGAAAGCTATGGCGACGAGGTCTACGTCACCGGCTGGAGTACCGTCTGGGCAGGTTGGTTTTCCGACCAGTACGAGGACCGCTGGCAAGATCGTCCGATAATTGAGCGCCCAACCCACTGGATGCCCCTCCCCGCTCCTCCAGAGAAGCAGGGGGGCGGACAGTGAGCGTGTTGACTGGATCGTTCGGCGTGAACTGCTTTGTATATTGCCGGGGCCGCGGCGGCCGCTCAATTAGCGCCAGTGTGCATCGGCTCGTTTGCGCGGCGTTTCACGGCCCGCCTCCGGCAGGGACTCAGGCGGCGCACCAAGACGGCAATCGCCAGAATAACCGCGCTGACAATCTCGCATGGAAGACGCCCAAGGCGAACACCGCGCAGAAACGGGAACATGGGACACATCAGGCGGGCGAGAGGCATCCACGGGCCAGGCTCAGCGATGCCGAAGTCTCGGAAATCCGCGCGTCTAAGCTGAGCCGTCGTGAGATCGCCGCGCGATTCGGCGTCAGCTACTGGACGGTCAAGCAGCTCCGGCGCGCCCAAGGCCGAGCGCCCGCAACAAGTGGCACGTCAGACCTACCGACTGCGGCGAGCTGATGTCTGGCCGCCCGAAGTCCTCGCCGAAATCCGGCGCATCTATGCGGGAGAGGTCGAATGAACATTCTCACCTATCGTGACCCGATGCCTGAGGAGCCTGAGGACTATCGCTGCTCGGGCTGCGGTGAGCTGCACCCGTATTGCGTCTGCGATAACCTCCCATCCTACGGCGAGGTCCGCGACCATCCCTCTCAATATCTCCACGAGCATGCAGGAGCGAAATGATGGCGACGGCACCTATTGCGAACAGCTTTGTCGGCGTCTGGCCGCTGCTGGAGGATATCGGCCTTACCGTAGATCAGGCGAAGGCTCGCGCTTTCGGCGTTGGCGGTTCGGATGCGAATACGATCCTCTCTGGCGACGAAGCGCGCATATTGCACCTGTGGCAGGAGAAGCGCGGCGAGCGCGATCCCGATGACCTTTCGCGCGTCTTGCCCGTCCAGCTCGGCTGCTGGACCGAGACGTTCAACCGCCTTTGGTATTCGCGCGAGACGGGCCTTGAGGTCGTCAACGCGGGCAAGTCGGCGGCCTGTTCAAAGAACCCGTGGCGGCTCTGCACTCTCGACGGCCAGGTGCCCGAAAGAGGCAATGCCGTTTGGGAGGCGAAGCATACCGGGGCGTGGTCTAAGCCTGAGGAAATCCTAGCACGATACGCTCCTCAGCTCCAGCATAACATGGCCGTCTGCGGTGTCGATCTTGCAATTCTTTCAGTCATCTACGGCAACGCAAAGTGGGAGATTTACGAGGTCGCTGCCGACTGGCTCTATCAGGAGGAGCTGCTGGCGGCCGAGGAGCGCTTCTGGGTTGCCGTTCAGAGCGGCGATTGCCCCGTGGCCGTTGCCCCACCCCCTGCCCCCAAGGCGCTTGCCACCCGCGAAGTGGACATGTCGCTGTCCAATAGCTGGTGCGCGCACGCTCCGGTTTGGCTGGCCAACCAGAAGGCAGCGAAGGCTCACGCCGGCGCCAGCAAGGAGCTCAAGGCGCTGGTCGAAGAGGATGTGTCCAGAGCCTACGGGGCCGGCATCGAAATTAAACGCTCAAAAGCTGGCGCCCTCACCATCAAGGAGACGTGAAATGATCTTAGATTCTGTCCAAATTCGCCGCCTCACCAAGGGATATGCCGTCACGCCAAAGCCGTCCGACCCGTTCGAAGCGACGGTCAAGGTCGTCGGCGACTATGGCGAGGTCAAACTGCGACTCAGTCCAGAACTGTCCCGGCGTGTGATCGAAATCGTCGCGGACGAAGTCGCGAACGCGGGCCGCGCCACCGCCGACATGATGGTCGCGGAAGCACTCGATATCGTCGCAACGCCCCTCCTGGAGACGACAAATGCAGCACAGTGAGAACATCGCCGCCATCAGCGCGGCGCTCGCCAAGGTTCAAGGCTCCCTTGACGGCGCAAGGAAAGACAGCACCAATCCGCACTTCAAGAGCAAATACGCTGACCTGACGAGCGTATGGGAAGCCTGCCGCGAGCAGCTTTCGACGAACGAGATCGCGGTCGTTCAAGCCCCCGGCGAGGCCGCCGAGGGCGTGGTCGCGATGACCACCATGCTCTGCCACTCCAGCGGCGAGTATTTCAGCGAAACGCTGACCATCCCGCTCGCGAAGGTGGACGCGCAAGGCTACGGCTCGGCGCTCACTTACGCGCGCCGCTACGCCCTCGCCGCCATGGTCGGGATCGCGCCGGAAGACGATGATGGCAATGCCGCCACCGCCCATGGTGCGGTGCCGAATAATCGCTCGCGTTCGCAGCCCGCGCCGCCGGCCGCCGCGGTGCCCGAGAAGGGCTGGGACGCGTGGGAAAAGAGCGTCATCTTTGATCTCGATGGAGCCCCAGACGAAGAGACTGTCGAGGCGATCAAGGCTCGCGAGCTTCCATTCATCAAGTCTGCCCGTACCGCAGCGCCGCCGACCTATGCGAGGGTGGGGGAAGCGATCACGCGCGCACGTGTCGAGCTGGTGACGAAGAAGGCCGCATGATCACCCTCGACACCCTTTTCCAGAACCCCGAGCTCCGCAAGGGCGCGGGCTGGCGCGGCGCCGTGACTCATTGCCGGGAGGGCCACCCCTACACCCGCGAGAATACGATCATCACACACTGCGGCAGCCGCACCTGTCGAACGTGCTGGAACGCGCGAGAGCTTGCACGCCAGCGGGCGCGGCGAGCTGCTCGGAATGTAAGCCAATGCTAGCCCGCGTCGACACTCGCCCTCGCCACCGGAACAGCCGCAAGGCCGACTTCTTCCTGCGCGCGGAAGGCTTCCGCCAGTGGCTTAGGGGCCGCCCCTGCATGCTCGTCGACAAGGGCGGGTGCGAAGGACGAATGGAGGCCGCTCACGTCGACTACGCGGGCGACAAGGGCATGGGGCGCAAGGTCCACGACAAGCACTCCATTCCGCTCTGCTCGGAACATCACCGCGTTCAGCATGCGTGGGGCTGGGAGACTTTCGAGGCCAACTACAAGATCCCGCCCGGCGGCTCGCTGGAAGCCGCGGCCGAGTACTGGAAGCTCTGGCCAGGTCGGCTTGCATGGGAGGAGGCGAGGCGAGATGGCTGAGAAATTCTGGCTGACAAAGTACGCGCTCAGCGTGGGAGTTGTGCAGGAAGTCGAAGGCGAGCGCACGCTTGGCAGCTACGTCACCGTTCGCCCGCACGGATTCTATTCCCTCGGCCGCGATGTTTTTACGGACCGTGCCGCGGCGATAGCAAACGCCGACGCAAGGCGTCTGAGGAAGATCGCTGCGCTGGAAAGGCATCTCGCCAAGCTGCGGAAGATGACCTTCTAATGGCTAGCGGTCAGACCCTCATCCTTGGCAGCGTGTCGGCCCGGAAGGAGGCTGAACGCCTCGTCTGGATCGCGCCTAATGGGTCTGTCCTGAACGTCCGCGAGGCCAGGCGCACGCTGGAGCAGAACGACAAGCTGTGGGCGATGCTCTCCGATGTCTCGCGCGCCATGCCGGGCGGCCGGCGATTGACCGCGGACGTGTGGAAGGCCGTCTTCATGAACGCCTGCGGTCATGCGGTCCAATTCGAGACAGGGCTTTCAGGCGAGCCCTTCCCGATCGGCTTTCGATCCTCGCGGCTGAGCAAGTCGCAGATGAGCGATCTGATCGAATTCATTCTCGCCTGGGGGACTGAGAACGGGGTCCAGTGGTCGAACGAGAAGGACGAGGCAGCATGAAGACCGAATACGGCATAGATGTTCCACGTGGAGTCCCGAAGGATTGGAAGGCGAGCGATATCGGCTCACTCAAGGGCGGGGAGGTGCTGCGCCAGCATAACACTCCCGCCGAATGGGGCGATCCGGACTGCGCCGTCTCGTGGTTCGACCGATTCCGCCGCTGTCGGCTGTGCATCGGCCACTATCCCAACGGCCGCTCAGCCACCGTTCGTAGCGATGTCAATGGGAAGCGGAAGACGAGTTTTGGGGATGTGAAATGAAGAGTCGGGTGACCCGCATTCCGCTGATCGATCTGGAGTTATTCGGCTACCGCGACGGCCGCCCGCTCTACCGCTCCAAGGGGCTGGGGAAGGTGCTTACCGACGCCTTGGCCGCGCACCGCGATAGCAACAGCGACCCGAAGGGCGAAAAGCCGTCAGGCTTTGAGGGCGATGCCTCGCAGAGCGGCGACAGCGTAGCTGGCGCATCGCCCAACCTTCCCAAACCACCCAACTCTCCCACTCAGCCCAATAATCCCAATAATCCCAATAACCCCAACCCCGGAGACCCTAACCATGCCCGGTGAGCCCGAACTGCTGGAACGCGCCAAGATTTTCGCCATCGAGCAGCGGAACCCCGGCGGGCATCATGACGCGGCGGCCCTCGTCGCAGAACTGGTCGACGCCCTAGAGAGCGCCACCCCGGCTCTACCGGAGGAGCGGGCAGTGGTGCGGGCAGCGCTCGATCTGTGCAACAACGCGACTGAGTTCGACGGGCCGGCCGGGCCCCGCCATGAGGTCGAGCACGATGACTGGCTGGCGCTGAATGAAGCGCTCGACAGGCAGGAAGAAGCCGAGGAACCGAAAGCCACCATCGCTCTACCGGACGAGGAGGCGGTAGAGCCCCGCTTCTACCTTGAGCACGGCATGATCCACGACAGGTTGACCGGCAAGCACGTCACGACCGCGCCCGATGACGAGCCGTGGAACGGCGGCACGATCAGCGATTGTCTCGCGCTGTTGAACGCCCTCTCCACCTCCATCGCACCTGGGCCGGACGAGCCGCAAGCGCCGACCCCGTTCTTCTCTCCAGATGGGGTGTGCAACCTGCTCCGGGCCAAGTGCAACGGCGATCAGCAGGCATGGGCGAAGGCGAACGGTCTGAGCCCCGCCTACGTCAGCGATGTGCTGAACGGCCGTCGCGATCCCGCCGACAAGATACTGGCCGCGCTTGGCCTTCGGCGGCTGAGCCTCGTCACCTTTGCAGACATGCTCGATCCGCAATCGCTCGCCGCACCTCTACCGGACGAGGAGGCGGTAGAGCGGGCACCGTTCGCTCCGCCGCCGCTCAATGACCGATGCCCCTGCCACGGAAGTTTGTGGTGGGAGTGTCCCGACCGGGTGACCGACGAAGTCGAGGAACAGGACCGCCGTCGTGCCCTCGCCTCCATCCCCTCCACAGAGGGGGGACTTCGAAGCGCTGGGCACGCTCTTGCTGAGGCCGTTGCTGCGTTGATCTCGGCCACGGACGGCAACGAGGAGTTACGGCCACAACGTCAGGCGGGGGTAGATGCCATGCGTGCATTCGAGGCAGCCCTCGCCGCCGCTCCCAAGCCTTCGGGAGGGCCGGATGAGTAGAGTCAGGGCGCCTGCCGCCTTCGGCGTCACCGCGTTCTCGTCCTGCAGATCGAGCCCCTGCGGGTCTCGCCGCTACGCGCTTCGCCCGGCTGGCGCGGGGCCTGTCCGGTGACTCAGCGCCTCCTCACGGCCGCGCAGGTGAAAGCGGAATTCAACCTGCCCAGCGAGAGCCTCGTCCGCACCATGCGCCTCAAGGGCCTGAAGCATATTTCCATAGGCCGCGCGATCCTCTACGACGTCGCCGACGTGGTTGCCTTCCTCGAGGAGGCAAAAGTGAGTAGTTTGTGCCAAGACCGAATAGCGGCCCCCGCCTCAAGTGGATCCCAAAGCGACAGAGCTGGTACGTCGTCTGGTACGAGGCCGGCCGGGAAAGGCTCAAGTCTGCCAGCACGAGCGACCGCGGCGATGCTGAAGGCGCTCTCGCCGACATCATCGGCCAACGACAGCGCCGAAGCCGTGGCGCCGGGCCTCGTGATCCGCGCGATGTTTCCATTGCAGAAGTCCTAGACCTCTATGGGACCGAACACGCTCCTACGCGCGCCGATCCCGCGCGCATCGGCTACGCGATCGATGCCTTGCTGGGGTTCTGGGATGGCAAGACCGTCGGCGACATTTCGAAGACGACGTGCCGCAACTACGCCAAGCATCGCCAGCGCGCGGCCGGGACGGTCCGCCGCGAGTTGGGCACGTTGACCGCCGCCCTAAATTTCGCCGTCCACGAAAAGCTGCTCGAGCGCGCGCCGCATGTCGAGCTGCCGGAGAAGCCGGAAGGCAAGGACCGCTGGCTTACTCGGGGAGAGGCCGCGAAGCTCCTGAGCGCCGCAAGGACCGGCCGCGGCGACGTTCGCCTCTATCTGCCGCTATTCGTGCTGCTGGGGCTCTACACGGGCGCGAGGAAGCAGGCCATCCTCACCCTTCGTTGGCCCCAGGTCGACCTTGAGCGAGGCCGGATCGACTTTCGCAAGGGCTCCAGGCGGACGAACAAAGGCCGGGCGCATATCCCGATTCCGGCGCGCCTCCTCACCTTCCTCAGGCTCGCCTGGCGCCGGCGGATGTCGGACGTGGGTTTCGTGCTTCACGACAAGGGGAAGCCGATCAAGGATATCGGAGGAGGTTGGGACGGAGTAGACGAGGAAGGTCATGGCCAGGGGAGCTTCGGCACCGCCTGCAAGAAGGCCGGGCTGGTCGACGTCACCCCGCATACGCTGCGGCACACTCGCGGAACGTGGTTCGCGCAAGATGGAGTGGGCCTTTGGGACATCGCCGGATGGCTGGGGCAGTCCTACGCGACGACTGTCGAACTCTACGCTCACCATCATCCCGACCATATGGAAGAGGCGAAGCGGGCGAGCGACAGAAGATAGCGCTTGGCGGGATATAGGGACTCTGCTATAAACATTATCGGGGACTGACCCCGCCTGAGAAGGAGAAATCGTGTGGACGAACTGACCAAAAAGGCCCGTCTGGCCGAGATACCCAGGCTCATCGAACTTGAGAGTCGAGAGACGACGAAGATCGCGGAGCAGATCGAAAAGCTCGAACGCGCACGGAAGGAAGGAATGCAGCGCGTGTACGACCTCCAGAGCGAAGAGATCGCCATCCTCCGTGAAATGCGTGACGCCGGCTGAGCTTCGCGCCGCGCGCAAGCGCCTCGGCCTCACCCAGAAGGGCTTGGCCAGGGCACTGCGCATGGGAACGCACGGATGGCAGACGATAAGCAAATGGGAGTCTGACAACAACAAGCGTGGTGTGCCGGGACCTGTGCAGGTGGCCATTGAGTCCCTGCTGGCAGCCCTGAACGAAACCGGCACAAATGACCGTGACTCGGACGGAGACTCGGACAACCGCAAGGAGGCGGTCAGCTAA